AGGATACAAGAGAAGTCAACTTTGATAGGAAGACTTGGTTCAGTAGAATGTTTGGAACATCGGCACTCTTCTTTATGAATAATGCTGGTGAACACTGGATGCAGAATAGAACTTCATTAGCACTTGCTGATGCTTATAAAATGAAGGCTCCTAATGGTAAGTTAGTAAGTCTGTGGGATGCTTTTGAAGTTGTACCATTAGATAGTAGTAACAAGAAGTTAGGTGCTAAATTACAGTTAAAACAGGGTTATACTAAGGCTGATGGCTCAGCTTTTACTCAAGAAGATATAATCAAGTTCAGTAGAAAGAGTGCAGCTATTAATCAAAGAATGCACGGTATTTACAATAAAGCTGATAGAAGTGCTGTACAAAGGTTAGCTATTGGTAGATTGGGTATAATGTTCAGGAAGTGGATTAAACCATCATTGAATAGAAGATTCAAATCAGCTACATATAACTATGACCTTGAAGCATGGACAGAAGGTTATTATCTTACTACTGGAAGATTCATGAATGCCTTATTCCAAGACCTGAGAAAAGCTCAGTTTGATATTGCAAGTAAGTGGAATGAAATGACTCCCACAGAACAGGCAAATGTCAAGAGAGCATTGACTGAGGTAGCCCATTTCCTTGCAGTAGCAGCAGCTATTGGATTGATAGAATGGAGTGATGATAAGGATAGACCTTGGTTAGTTAAGATGGTTGAGTATCAGTTGAGAAGGTTATACACTGAATTAGGTGCTCTTACTCCTACTCCAGAGATGGTTGGTGAAGGTTTGAGGATATTAAAGTCTCCTGCTGCTGGTGTAAATACAGTAGAAAAGACTCTTAATCTAATCAATCTTATGAACCCAATGAACTATGAAACATTCAATGGAGAAGATGCAATACTTAAGTCTGGACCTTATAAAGATAAGTCTAAAGCTCAACAGAGCTTACTTAAATCTCCTCTTGCTCCTATGTATAATACAGTTCTAAGAGGTATCTTTATTGAAGACCAAATACCATTCTTTAAGCAATAGGCTTAAAAGAAGAAAGGGGAAGTAGATTATTCTACCTCCCCTTTTTATTTACACCTTAATAAAAAATTTAAACCTCATGTTTGAAGCTATGAACATCTAATAGCTTGTTCTCTTTCCTCTTGTGAGATAGAGTTCCACATTTCTTCTGTCCATCCTTTCTTTTCAAGTGCTTCCCTTGTCTCAGTCTCAATACTACTGAAATCCATTGAGGATTGTACCCCCTCCTGATTTCTCATCTCTTGAAGAGATGGTACTTTATAGGTTATGTTAGAGTAATGTCCTTCATTAATATTCCTGTAATATTCAGTAAGAGAAGGTCTTAGATTGTTCCAATTAGTTACCTTAGCAAACAATTCCTTGAAGAAATTTATTATCTTAGTACCTAATGATTGAGTGTCTTGAGACATCACATATTCCCTGAAACCTTCTGCCATAGCTTCTTCAAGTTGTGAGTTACTTAAGTTTCCATAAGTTTTCTTAGCCTCTTGAAGTAATTCATCTCTAAGTGTAGGTTCTGTGAGTAAGTGGAATACTGCATGAAATGCTTCATGGTATATAGTTCCCTCAGCAGCTATATCACTTAAAGTAATGATACCATCACTAAATTGACCCCATGCTAATGCACCAGTCTTGGCTACTCTGATAAGACCATTAGTAACTACTACTCTTTCACTCTCACTTAGTTTAGGTAGAACCTTATTTAACCAAGCTAACTCCTTATCTTTATCCCATATAGGTCTTGATAAGTCATCAACTTGTCTTAATTCAAACTCTACATCAAACTCTTCATCAGTCTGATTAATAGCTTGCTCTTTAGCTACTGTAGCCTGAGCACCACTTGCATCTGACTGATTAATAGTAGCAGGAATAATAGGCTTCTCAATCTTGACTGGTTCAGTGGAAGGATTATAGATAATGGTCTTTTCTTGAGACATATCTATAACTCTCTTAGGATTACCCTCAAGAGCTTTCTTTATACTGGCTTTAGCCTCACTCTCACTATATGAAGTATTAGCTCCTTTCACCATTGGGAATGTAACCCCATTAGGAAATACTGCCAAGAAATCATTAGATGCAACATGTGCAGGTTGGTTTCCAAACCCTTTAGTAATATTAGGAACCTTAGTAATATATACCTCAACCCCATTCACCTTTCCAATAGGACTTAGATAACCTGTATGTAACTTTCCATCTCTCAAGAAGTAACCTACCTTACTATCAGCTAATGTAAATTCAGGTAATACATCATTTATAGGACTCTGTGTTTCAAGTGTACTATTGAAGATAGGTAAAGAGCTATTAGTATTGCTCACTTCTGGAGTAGCTACTGCACCAACTAAAGGAACATTTACAGATGAATCATAGTTTAATAGAATCCCTTTCTCCTTAGTTACTCTACTGACATTATCCTTGTTGTACTCAAGTACAAAGGGTAATATAGCTAAAGTAGTGATAGGAGTATGATACTGAGACTCAAATAAGTTCTTGTAAGCACTTAATTGTTTAGTATAATATTGCTCCTGACTCATTGTTTGGGTATTAGATTTATTCTTGAAATAATTAACCTTTCTACCATTCCTATCAACAAAGTCATAGAAGCTATATCTACTTGTCTTAACATCATATATCTTGAAGTTTCCATTAGCATCTACAGAGAGAATATCAACCTCACCAGCTACTCTGTTTCCATTCTCATACTTATTGAAGAGCACTATATTATTAGTAAGGAATGTTTCACCCCTTGCTTCAATATTGCTCTTAATTTCAGTAAGAGAAGTAACCAAATCATTGAATGCCTGTTCAGACATATTGCTTGGTTTAACTGGCATCTCACTTGATGTGAAGAAGTTCCTGATTACACTATCTACAGAAGTACCTGCATCTAATGCTCTTTGTGAATTAGTTCCTGACATCTTATCTCTTACTATATTCACAATAGTATCTCTGCTTCTTACATCTATCTTACCCTCAAAGGCTGTAAGGTCTACACCATAATGGTTACTTAAGTTCTTAAGATAGTTATTGAACTGTACTATATTATCTGCATTCTTTGAGAGATTAACTCTTAAATCCTGTAGAGCTTTAGCCTGCTTAGGAGACTGGGTCCAATTACTTCCTAATACTGAATGTACCCTCTTATATTCATGGTACTCACCATCATCTTCAAGAATATAATAGAATTCTCCATCAGTTCTTGTCTTATCAACCTTAGACTGGTTCTCTGCAATCTGGTCTATAACTTTCTTAGAGTCAGCTACAGTCTTTTTTCTATCAGCTAATTTCTGTTTGAATTTATCTGATGCAGCACCAGTTACATACTGACCTGTATTTCTGTTCAGAACCTTACCATTAGGAAGAAGAGTGATACCCCCCATCATCATGGAACCATTCTGAGCATTCCCATAGTTTTCCTGTATATAAGCCATATCAAGGATAGACTCTGGGAAAGAGTTAAGAGTCCTGCCATTATTATCCCTTACAGTATTTGAAGTCAAATCTACATGGTATGTAGTATTATCAAATGAAACTGTAGTTCCTGCAATAGCTCCCTCTGTACCTCCTACAGGGGTTTGTATCTTTCTACCTTCCTCAGGCTTGACTGATGCAGGATTTAGAGCTTGTTGGAGATTACCTTGTATATCAAAATAATCAGTTGTAAACCAACTACTCTTTACACTGGCATCTACTATATTGGATGTCATTACTCCAGAAGAGAGTAACATGTTATTGTAGCCTCCCTTATTAAGCATACCAAGATTGACCTGTAATGGAAGATTGAATGCCATTAAAATGTTTTGTATTTCACTGGCTACTTCCTGTGAATCCCTTGTATCAGGTTGAGTTTTAACACCCTCTCCACCTAATTCATAGAGAACATTAGGGTCCCATCTTTCAGTTAAGAATACAGTTCTTGCATCTTCTCTTCTGACTCTCTTACCATCTACTTCATCATAGATTTCATTCTTATTGGCATCTCTCTGAACCTTAGTAAACCTGATACCATTACCATTCTTACCTTGAACAAAGTCAATATGAACATCACCAATGTATAGGCTTCTTGCCAAGTCTTTTACTGCATTACTAACATCTTCCTCTGTAAAAGCATTAGCTAAAGCATCAATAGACTTCCTTATATTCTTATACAAAGGAGTGGAGTTGATAGTAACATCTTCTGGATTATATTCACTTTCATTGAAGTGCTTAACCCTTACAGCAGCAGGACTATATTTACCAGCAGCATTAGGAATCAGTATGTACATTCTACCTTCCTTTTGGCTCATATCCATTGGCTTGATGATTAAATCATCACTGATTCTACCATTAGTAGATAGGATACCATTCTTTACAATACCAAAGATGGATTCCTTAGATACATTAGGAATATCTCCCATGTTTCTTTCTTCTGTACTATAAGGTATTCTACCAACCATCACCTGAGATACTCTTGTAGTAGGAGTAGCTATGAACTTCTTATCCTTTCCAGTCTGATTGAACTCAGTTTTCACTCTTTCAATAAGACCTGATAAACCTTCATATCTATCTACTACATACTGACTTTCATCCAATGAACCTACTATTTGGTTATTCCTCTTATCTACAATAAAGATTGTATGGTCATTAAATTCAGGGTCAATCATGAAGCCAAGTTCATCACCTGCCTTTAGATTACCTTCATTTACATAACTGAAAGCTCTATTATCTCTAAGATAGTTATAAAGTTCATCAAAGTTCAAGTTCTCTTTCTCTGCAACTACTACATTGAAAGGTCTGAAATCTCCATCCTTACTTGCATTGATATGCAATTCAGGAATAGTAGGTCTATAATATTGCCTTTTACCATTTGCATCCTTATCTAAAGATTGAGGAGTGGGAGCATTTTCATTGGCTTTCTTATTTTCCTCTGCTACCATTTGAGGAGTAATATTACCTACAGGAGGTTCATAAGTATTAACTGGTCCAGCATTAACTGGTGGAACTGTTGGTGTACCACTATCTCCAGTAGTTTCTCTCTCAGTAGTACCTCTTGTACCATTTGTTCTCTCAACTGGCTTTAGATACTCAGAAGGGAATCTTGCTTTGAACCTTTGGTCATTATTTACTGCACTCATTGCAGACAGAAGACCATATTGAGCCTCAGCAAAATTCATCATATTCAAATCATCTGGTAGATTTTCATCATACAGACTCTCTGGATTATTAATGAATACTGAGTTAGGGTTAGCCATCTCCTCAAGATTATTGGCATTTTCATGTTGAGTTCTAAGTAGCTCTTGTGCATTAGCTTTAGCCTCAGGAGAGATAGATTGGTTACTATCTATTGCCTTACTTACCTCACTATTATACATTTGAACTTCCTTATAGTCCTTAGCCATCTTATTACCTTCATTCTCAAGTTCATCAAGAATCTGTTGTCTTTTAGATGAATCAGGCTCATTATTCAATGCTTCTCTGAATTCATTAAGGTTAGTAGCAGCTAATGCTGCATCCTTAGTCTTAGCTATCTCTTGTCTTTCATTCTCTCTTATAATATTCTCTCTTTGTCTCTCTTGCTTTTGTTGTAGAGCCTGAGGATTTCTAAGATAAGTATCATATTTGTCAATGAAATCATTTCTTCTCTCAATCATTCTTTTCAAATCATCAAGTTCTTGAGTTATACCCTTAGAACTTAATATAGGGAACCTTTCAGAAATACCTTTTGATGCTTTATCTAAGGCATCAACAAATTGAGAATTTTCCTTATCATTAAGAATTGCTGTTAACTGAGATGGGCTTAAATTAGTAAGCATTCTTATTGCTTCTGCATCTCTTCTTTCTGCTTCCTTTGTTGATTCAGGGGCATTATAATATATATCCCTTTCAATATCAGCAGCTATAGTATTTAAAGATTCTTGTACTTCTTCAAATACATTCTTAAATCTATTCTCAAGATTGTCAATATTTGAGAAGTAATAAGTCATCTCTTCAAGACCATCTTCATCAAAGTAATCACCAATCTTAACCTGTAAGTCCTGACTAATCTTTCTATAGTTATCTACAGCTTCCTTAGTCTCTTGAGTTTGCTTTTGAATCTGTTCAATTACTTCTGCATCAGTCATGTTATCATATACTGATGTACCAGTTTCCTGATTAGTAGTGAGTTGTCTTATTTGTTCAACATCTTCTTCTCTTATATTACCAGCTTCCTCAATTATATCATATAGGTCATTGATTCTTCCTGCCTTATCAAACATGATAACATCACTAATAAGCTGGTTGTGTTCAGCATTCTTAAACTCAAAGTTATCATTGTTATCAGCAGCTTCATCCATTTGTCTCTGGTAGGCATTATGTCTGATAGCTGATTGATAGTAGTTAAGGAACTCTGGTGATTGTACTCTATTATTCAGTTGAGTTACAATAGCATCATCTTTTTCATTCCTTTCTCTTATCTCTTGAATATCTTCCTTAATACCTCCTTGCAGATACACTGGAGATTGGAAACCACCTTCACTGTTCTTTACACTTCTAAATCCAGGAATACCAACTAAACCAGTTAAACCACCAATGAAACCTTCTTCCCACCCTTCAACAGTACCATAGGTTTGCTGAATAGCTTTTGCAGCAGCTTGTAACCAGTCAATAGTTTCACTCTCTGCATCTGGGTCTATCTTGGCTCCATAGAAGTCATTAAGTTCAGAAGCATATTTATATCCTGCAACTTTACCTGCAACAGCCTGTCCCATTTCTTCATAAGGACCTTCTGCAACACCCTTACTTGCAATCTTCAAAGCATTTCTAAGTACAGAAGGTTTAGCTGCACTATAACTTACAGTACCATCCTCTGCAACTGTCCTTAGTATCTGACTACCTCTCTTAGCTGTATTATATCCACCTGCATAGAACTTACCAAACTGCCAAGCATCTGATACAGTAAGTAGTGGAATATTCAGAGCAAAGTCTATATTACCCATCTTAGCCCTATCTTCTGATAGTTTCTGTAGCCCACCTTTGTAATCAAACTTAGCATCTACTCTTGCCTGTAACATAGCTTGTCCTTCTGGAGTAAGGGTTTCCACTACATTTCCATCAGGGTCAATTTGCATACTACTATATTGAGGAAACTCTCTAAGCATAGCTTCCTGCTCTTGTGCTGCTACTTTAGCTTGTGCATCATCAAGTTGTTGTTTGTGAAGCTCAAACCAGTCTTTGCTATTTTGAATAGCCTCAATTCTTGCTTCACCTAATGCCCCTGAGAAAGCACCAGTAAGTTTAAGAGTAGGCTCAGCCATCTTAAGTTTCTTAGCATCTCTTGCCAATTCATCAGTAAGCCTTACACCATCAAGGAATAAATCTCCTTCCCTATAAGCTTGTAAAGCTGCATTAGGGCTAAGAGCCTCACCTGAGGCTGTAACTGCACCTTTGAATGCTTGTCTTGCTTTATTAAGACCAAGTAACTTTGAGGTTGCCCCAGCACTAATCTTACCAGAGTAGGCAGCACCAACAGCAAAACCTAAGTTCTTAAGGAACTTGTCTCCAATAAAGTTAGCTGAGAATATATTCTCATACCAAGGGTCATTCTTCTCTGCATCAGTATAGTAATTAGGCAGAACTGACTCTGACCATTCATTTACTTGCTGCATTGCATTTGAGAAAGGATTATCCCAGAAGCCTGAGAATGTCCCTGTAGCTGCTGCATTACCTAAACCTACTATAGTACCAATGATACCATCAGCAAATGTAGTACCTGCAAGAACAGCACCCTTAGCTAAACCAGCTCCTATTTGAGCATACCAAGGTTGCAATTCACCTCTTGTATTGGCTAAATTATCAAGTTGGGTTAGTGAGGTAATACCAGTGTCATATACACTCTCCCCTACTCCCTCTCTATAAACTTCTTGATATGGGGATTCAAAGTTCTGTTTCTGCCTAATTTTGAACTCAGCAGGAGAACTACTAAGACCAGTTTCTTGAAACTGTCTTTCTTTTCCTTCATTGGTATTTAACCCTCTCAAGCCAGAGATTCCAGCTTGAGTAGGGTCTGTTCTATCTATACTCATAATTAAATATTTGAATCTGTGTTACTTTCTCTTTTAGCAATGGAATTAAATCTACTATAAATATCATTCATTAACTCAGTTATATAATGCCTCTGAGCCTCAACATCTTCATTTTCTATAGCTTGATTAATCAACATCAATTGGTTTTGAATAACATTTCTTCTTATACCATCTTCATATACCTTTGTTTCTCCAGCTACAACTTCTGGGTCAAGAAGAAAATTCTTAGTATCACCCTTGCTATTAGTACCTGTAAATACAATTCCTAAATTAGGGTCATATTCAATCTGAGAATCTTCATTGAAATAATCCTTTATATCTTTATAGGAGAGCATATCTCCTTTCTTGTTAGAATCAAGTTCATATATTCCAGATTTTCCATCAGTTCTTCTTGATATTGAAGCTGCATTCTCTCTGATAGTTTTAGAAATTAGAGTTGGGTCTGTTATAGAGGTTATATAGGTTACTTCCCTCATTGCAGATTTACTTAAATCACTGTTTATTTTAGCCTCAATCTGGTCTAAGTTTCTTATTCCATACTCCTTCATCAAGTTAGAAATTCTTTCTTGATTGGGTTTATATGTTTCTACCTTTCCGGGTGTCCTTTGTAGGTGCCCCCTTGTTCCATATAACTCAAGAGGGTCTGAACCAACAACTCTTTGTGCTGTTTCATCCAAGTTTACAGTACCATTCCTTACACCTTGTATAAATGCTATATCATCTTTTTTCTTCTCAACATTTACATCTTTTACCTTGGTAACACCAGAACTTCTGAAATAAGGACTTTGCACATCTTCCTTAGTACCTTTCTTTCTTGCTTGGACTAACCTTTCCTGCATTGCATAGTCATAAGCCTTATTAGAAAGAGTTTGATATTGAGTTTCACCTACTGCATTCCACAAACCTTGTCTTGCATAATCATAAGCCCTATTGAGGATATTCTCATCACCCCAGTTCCTAATACCAGAACTTCCTACTGCATCTTCTACTATACCTTGAAGTATAGGAGAAGCTTTTGGATTGTTTTGAACTGCTTGTAGTATTTCATCAGGTTTAAATCCTCTTTGCATTATAGTCTCATAGTATTGTTTACCCAAAATGTCTTCCCATTTTCTTTTATCCTCTCTTACATTTTTAGCTAAATTCTGTGCAGCAGTACCTACCTGTTTGGATAATAGTGCTCCAGAATAGGATTGTGGTGATAGAGCTGGGTTAGATATTAGTTCATCTAAGGAAAGTGTAGAAGCAGGTCTATCAAATAACAGTGTACTATCCTGAGCCTGTAATTTCCTTTGTTCATCTACTAACTCTTGTCTTCTCTTATAAGCCTGTTCTATAGGAACAATCTCAGAAGAGTATCTTCTTTTCATATCAATTAATCCTTGTCTACTTGCAGGAGTAAGTCCTTGTTTAGCTAATGACTCAGCTTGTTTAGCCAAGTCATTAGAATATTGTTTGTACATTGCATAAGTCTTTGGGTCTGTCTGTTCATTGGCAAGTCTTTCAAATACACCTGCCTTAGTACTTAACTCTCCCATTCCTTCCTGTATAGTATTATACTCATTAGTATAAGCCTGTAGTGGCTGAAGCATTTCCTGATAAGAGAATGGTCTGAACTTAGCACCACTAACAAAGTTAAAATTAGCCATAAGTAAATCCTTTCTTCTTTTTTAATTTGCCACCTTTAGATTTCTTCTTTCCTGAGTAGTTACCTCTTGTGTCCATCTGTAATACTCCTGCATCTGCCAATCTGTCAAGCCATGATGCTTGTTCCTGCTCCCAACCTATATCTCCTAAACCTTGTAAGAAGTTAGTTATATTAGCACTTCTTCTTGCACTATCTTGGTCTTTAATAGCTTGCCTTAATTGAGCAGCAGACATAGCAGCTCTCATCCTTAACTCATCATTTTGATTGTTAGCCATTGCAGCTCTCATAGCACCTTCACTATTAAACTGGTTGGTTCCTCTATTAAAGCCTTCCACTTGTTGCCTTTGAGCTAAGTTGTATTCCTCAGCCTTTCTTGCCAAGTCACCTAAATTCTGACCATAATTATAGTCAGCAGCTAATAGACCAGCTTGCATATTTGCCCTATTTCCACCTGAGGTATTCTGTAATCCCCTTCTTGTTGCATTTGCAGAAGCATCAAGTCTGTTGATATAATAGTTTCTATCAAATGGCTGGTAACTTAAATAGTTACCAATAGGTGTGAAGTCTACATTTCCAAGGTTCTTAGTAGAGTTCAATACTAAGTCTGCATTTTCATAATCAGGTCTACTAAACATATCAGTTATAGCACCTATTCCTGCTCCTACTATTGGAGCATATCTCAACCAAGAAGCCCTTTCTCTTCTTCCACTATCATCTTCATCTCCTGAAGAGATAGGTGATTGAGGAGAAATGGATTTAGGAACTGGAGGAGTAGGGATATTAAATGAAGGAGCAACAGGTTCAGAAAGAGGTGTATTCTCTATTTTATATGTTCTTGAAGCTGCCTGCATTGCATTATGTACAGGACCCTTCTTCCTATCTGTAGCAAGTCTCTTTATATCTGATATGTCAGTAAAGGTATTACCTCCAATAGGTCCAAACTCTTGACTATTGATTCTTTTAAGCCAATTAAGTGAGCTTGGTTCTCCTTCTTGAAGAAAATTAACAAAGTTCATATAATCTCCTGTGTACCAATCATCTTGTATTGGTGTAAAGTTCTTATATGTTTTGTAAGGTCCACCATACTCAAATTTATTGGTATCACCCTTCCCTCTTCTATTCTTTATTCCTTCTTGAGCCTCAGCAAGTCTTGACATATTTGCCTCCAAACCTCTTTTACTTATTGGGTCATTTGGTCTTTCCTGACTTTCAAGCTGTGCATATTTAGCAGCATCAGCAAATGTATCCCCTTTCAATTTATATTTCTTCTTGATACTCTCAGGTAATTTTATTCTATTACTGAATACATAATCATTATATATAACCTCTCCTTGTTCAACTAAGTTAGGCACACCTTGTTGGTCAACACCAATCTGAACTCCTTCATTAGGATTCTGTTCATGAGTTCCACCTTCATCAATAATAGTAACACCATTGTTGAAGTCTCCTCCATGTGTATTTAACCATCCACCAAAGGCATGATTCCATCCTCTTGCATTTTGTGCAAAGGTAGCCCTCTTTCTTATAGTAGGAGAATTGCTTCTTTTACCTCTTGCAATACATTCAGAAGTAACCTTGCCTCCACAATATTCAGTAAACTTACCTCTATTCTTTTTCTTAATATGAATACCACCACCCTCAGCAAAGGTGTTCAATTCATCCATAGCTTGAAATGAATTAGGAAGAGAAGTCAATCTAAGATTTCCCATAGCTTTCAACTCTGAATTATTTAATTCCCTATTGGCTAACTCATAGTTTAATGCCTGTCCTCCTATAGTTCCAAGTGGACCCCCATAAGCTGCATAATTAGCCAGAAGGCTTTGGTCACTTATAATATCAATATTTCCAGCAGTATTGCCTAAAGAACTCAGTGCTCTTTGATTAGCTTCATCTATTTGTCTGTTTAATGCTCTTGTCTTCTTCTTGGCTTTATTACTGAACCACCCATCAGAACCCACCTGAGATTTACTTACATTAGCCATGCTTCTATAATCTCCCCAGTCACTAAGTAACTGGTCATTTGTAGTAGCTCCTGAAACATAATTTGACTGTTGGATAGCTTTATTTTCTGTCTGATTAACAAACTCTTTATTTATCTTACTTCCAAAAGCTGCATTAACCAGTCCTCCAACAAGGTTAACTCCAGCTCCAATAAGACCTCCAACTCCAGGAATTGCAGATGCAACAGAGCCTACACCCTGCATTATATTACCAACACCTGTAGTATTACCTTGAGGGTTGGCAAATCCACTGATTAAATTAGCCCCTGTGTTAGCCAATCCACCAGATAGCCAAGAAGGAAGTCCACCTCCATTGGCAAACTTCCTATTTCTTCTTGTTATAACTTTATTCTTAACCATCTTATTAATCTATTTTGATACAAAGGTAAGTATAATATTTGACTTATCAAATGTAATATTTAAAATAGTAGCATACTATAAATAAAATAATTATCACACATTGTAATGAACCATTATATCATGTAATTCTGCCCTATAAGTATTCTTACATATATTTGATAGCTTTACATAAGCCCATGTATTTCTAATTCTATCTCTACCATTAGTACTATCTCTTGGGATTAAAGCCCTCCATACATTAAACTTTTTCTTCAAATTTGAAGGAGTAGCTTCACTAAGACTTAACATAGAAAGTCCAGACTGATATTCATTCCATACCTCAAGTTTATCAAATGAAGTTAATGGCATAAACACTCCTGACTGGTCATAGAAGTCAGCTCTATACTCAACTACATTAAATATCTTATCATATGGTTCCTCAGGATTACATACTACAGTAACATAATATGGCTTGAGTTCTCCATAGAAACTATTGTAGTCTCCAAGTTCATGTTGCCATATTGTATTATTCTTATAACTGTAGAAATTACCATTCATGTTGAACATAAAAGGAACATTCTCATAGTTAAAAAATGAAGTAAACTCCTGAAGAAGTTCTGAATAGCATAGGCAGGTATCATTCTTTATGAAATAGACATCATCATTTGTAGCATCATATTGTATTATATAGTTTGAGAAGTCTCTGCTATTCCATTCAGTTAATGAATTAGTTTCACCAATAAATGTTCTGAAACCTTTCTCAGATGATATGCTGCTTAGTTGTTGACCATTAAACAGCATTATATCATTTGTTATATTATCTATGAAGTACATTCCTGATGGAGTTATAGTCTTAGCCCATTTATTCTGTAGTCCATGTGCTATTGTCACATATCTCTTTCCATCTACTTTATAGCTATTACTTATTTCAATAGGTACACCTTCAGATGTAGGAATCTGTACTCTTGAGTTAAATAATATATTAGCTATACCTTTATCTTGAAAAGAGAATATTTCATTTCCTAACTTTTCAAGTAACCTTAATTCACCTTTATCCCCATCCAAGTCAAGGGTAGAAGCAACAGTTATATTAGTCCATGTATCAGTTAACTCACCAAGTGATTTAGTCTTAGTCCATGTTATACTGTTTGGAAAGTAATCTATGTTATACCTGTTATAGTTTATACTTCTATAATTAAAGAAATTATTCTTCTGTGAGTAAACAGGATTAAGAAGATTGAAGTTCTGAGGAGTCATTACAAGGTTATTTGATTGACCTCTGTTCCTGTCATATCTTCCATCTATATTAACTCTTGTTTCACACATAAATGATATAATCTCAGTCATACTGTTTTGGTCTTCCAAAGTAAATGGATATGTCTTTAAACAATCATATCTCTGAAAGTAAGTATCACCTTCATTATATATAATCCTTGCAGATGTAACAGCACTACTTCCATTAACAAGATTAACTACTGGACCAGCAGCAACCCATCTATTAGCTTCAAGTGCCTCTTCAGAGGTTCCACCAAACCTATTTACTACATTATCATTATATAACTCTCCTATCCATAACCCTGCTGAAGTTGCTCCTGAAATAATATCCTGATAGATTGGTAAAGTCTCTGTGGTTGGAAATGAATCTAACCATACAGGAGGCACCTTTACATCTACACCACCAATAGCAGTTGATATAGGGTTATTACCATTATCAGGGAGAATAACCTGCTGCCTTTTTGCAGTATAGTTAAATGCAAATACAGCATGTGGAGTTGACTTGTATTTCATACTGATAGGTTCAGTGAAATACTTCATATTGTTATTTGTTATCTCAGTAAGGTTATATGTAGAAACAACTGAACTATTAAATATAGTATTATAGTCTCCCTTCTTATAACCTGAACCTCCATTCCATCCTGCAAGATATATAGTATATCCCTTACTGTCAATCCACTCTCCATAGAATCCAGGAGCAAGAACCCTATCAACATTACCATAATAATTCAAGTTACCAAGTCCTGAATTGGTAGGAGGATTAATCTTAATCAGACTTACCTCATTGGAGTTGAATATACTAACATTAGTAATACCATTGTGATTCTCATCATCCCTTTCAGCATACCATACTTTACTTATATCAAAGTAAGATGTAGTAAGTGAGTACCTTAAATTAGATAGTTTCTTTTGTTTAAGTTTTGCAGGAATCTTTTCACCTTCTGCAACATTACCTACATTAACAAGTGAACCATTTCTATGCCAAGGATATACCATCCACCCTACTGGGAAGGAGAATAGATTATTTGCATCCTTCTTACCTTTAGCCATCCATAAAGGAGCAGAACTAAGAACTTTCCATCCTTGGTCATTACCAAGAGAAGTGCTGTTAACCTGTATAAAAGGTTTATATAGACCTAAGTCAGATGGGTCTGGATTAGGAGTTTCTGCAAGTACACTTACATCTGACTGTAAAGCATCTAAACTTATGACTCCTACAATCCTAAACTTAACTGACTGACCATCAATAGATTGTAAGTCATCATTGAACTCTATATCAGGTGAATGGAAGGTTACTATATTTTGGTCTACCACAAACTGGTCATCATAGGGGCTTACATAATTAAGCCTCTCCTGAGTTGATGAAAACTTCTTATATGAGTCAAAAGTTCTATTGATAGCATCATTACTCTGTATCTCTGAACCTCTTGCTCTTGCCTGAGATAATGGATAGTTATGTATGCAAGCCAATGGACTTGGTATTTTATCCCAATCCTGAGTACTTATATTCCCAGGAGCAAAAGGTCTACAGAACCATGAAGACTGTGCATAGGGAGAGTTATTTATCCTATCCTTTATATTTGCCACTGTAGGACATACAATACCCTGACACAGTATGGTTCTATCACTTGGTGAAGGATATACTACCACTCCCCTTGCTCTTATATAACCTAAGTCAACAAGTTGTTGGATAGTTGTAGCATTATTCAAATCATAATAACCTGTTACAAGTTTATATCTTGCTCTTCCACCAGAGCTCATAACATTTATAGTTGAAGGATGCTGATTTACTACTGAGTCATTAATAAATATAGCCTCAGACCATTTTCCAGTCTTATGTTGAAACTGTATTCCAAATCTATAAGTCTCACCATACTTGAATGTAGTAATCTGTGATGAAGAAAACTTAAGTTGATTTATATAAGGATAGGTTCCATATACTTCATTTGCATATAAATCCTTAGTACTAAAGTTAATAGTACCTCCTCTTAGTGAGTTCTTAATTGTAGGGGTAACTAATTTCCTGTTAATCTTATAGTTACCTAAGAATAAGGTATTATCCTTCTGTGTCATGGTCTTGAATACTACATCCTCACCCCCTACATACAATAACTCTGTAGGATCCATACTACTTCCTGTAGTATTAGTATCTACATAACTTACAGTACTTCCACTAATAACAATATCAGCTACATTCTTGACTACAGGAGTTGCATCTATTGAAGTTCTATATATTGAATACAACCTAATATATTCAAAACTTGTATCTACATTTGATAACTCTATCCTGAATGAGTTACTTACCTTATCTTCAGGAGAACCACCTCTATCACCAAAAGAAGTATAGAGAAGGTCTGAGGTAGCAAATATATTACTTTCCTGACCATATTTATTAAAATAGGTCATTGCATATTGAATAACTCCTGGAGCAAACACTCCATTAGCTGTGTCTATTCTACTGACTTTTAAAGTCTCCTTGAGACCAAGTACTTGAACAAAATCAAAAGAATTATTAGTATATCCAGATGGGTCTGCTATAATATTTATAACTCTTGGTCTGTTCAATCCATCAGTCCAATATATCTTCTGAATATTATCATTCTCATATATACTTAAGGCTTCAATAGGATATTCCACATTGAAGCCAAGATTGCCTTGAAATAGTAACTTACTTTCAAAGAAGTTGCTTGGTTTATATTCAAGCCTATATATTCTATCTGTACCTGAGTTTGTAGTAAATATAACCACATAGTTATTCAGAATAGCACTTCCTATGTACTGTCCTTCTATTTGGGTAGGGGTTATAGTAACCTCCTTATTACCCTTTTCATTTGTTATTGAAAGGGCAGTAGAGTGTTCTCTTGCAGTTATTCTAATATTCATTGCATCATACATATAATTATTAGATAACTTGCTTTTAGAGATGTCTCTGTTCATCCCTTTTGGTATAAATTGTACTACTTTAGATTCCATATTAATGTAGTTTTATATATTCTTTGTCTCCTAAATGTTGGAAACCTTTCTTAAATTCATTCATTCTTGGAATGAGTTGGGACCACATGTTAGTAATTGACTCCATCTCTGATACAGAAGGAATAATGAACTCACTGTTACATTGAGCTGCTTTAAAAGCATAAGATTGCTGTGTATTCTGCATTACAGCAGGACTTATTTTACCCATGTCAAAAAGGATAGTAAACCATTCTTTCTTTATATATAACTCCAATGTAGCAAGGAAAATAGAATTATTTGGTAGTAAAGGAAATCCATCACTATCTACTGCTATTGCATTATAACTTATATCAACCTTACCAGTCCTGAAGGAAGTAAAGATAACAGAGCCTTGTGTCTTAAAGCTATTCTCTGTTCTTCCAGAATGATTATGAGGACTGACAAAGGTACTTGTCATAGACCTCAGACATTCTCCACTATCAGATAACCTGACCTGATTTATAGATACTAAATCACAAGGTAATATACCTCTATAGTCCTCTATTTTTATTGTACACTCTTTCTGTATCTTAGTATTAGGTAAACCCATAACACCAATAAAGTCAAGAGTATATTGCACTGCTGACTCTATTGAAAGGTCACTAAGTAATGGGTGTCTAAGTAATCTGCTTAGTACCTCCCTGATATTTACATAATCTATATTATTAACCATAATTTACTTTCCTTTCTAAGTATAAGGCATCAATAGAGCCCTCTTTTATTTTCTGACTTAATCTAATCTTTAAATCCTTATTAAATAGGAACTCATAGTAGGAGTTATTATTATAGTTAGCTAACTCTCTATTATAGTATATTTTAAAGATTTCTTTCTCCTCCACTTTAACAAGTGTTTTATTCTTATGAGCTTCCTTGTCTTCATACCAAAGTTCTATTGTTTTATTCCAGTCAATAGGAAGGTTAGTTCTAACCTTACCATCCTTTCCAATCTTTATACTCCTGCTATTCTTTCTTAGCTCAATGGAGCCCATCCTATGTGGAAGTTTTACATCATGACCTTGAATTATTTCTTCAGCAAGAAGAAGGTTTATCTTCCTTGTAATAGCAAAGTATTGAGATTCTGTAAGTACATATTCCTTAGACTTTGGTTTATTCTTTCTATAGTATTTATAACCATCATATATACCTAAAGAATTATTAACTTTATACTTCTTAGGATGATTAACCTTTTTAATCCTTTTCTTAAATTCATCTAAGCTTTCTATCATCTTCTAACTTCATCAAGATTATCCTGTGCATCATTCACTTCATCTTTTGGGGAATATTCAGGACCCCTCAACTCTTTAACTACAAGCTCTATCAATGGAGGTATAAGACTATCCTCAATAGGGAAATCTTTATCCATTATATCACATATATCACCATCCTCTGATGGACATTCATAGTCTGCTGCTTTCTCTGCATCTTCAAAGATAGCTGTAAACCTTACATTCTCAAGATATAGGAATTGTGGATTTGATGATTTAAAATAAAGATAACCATCAGGAGCAATAGAACAATAGATTATATTCTGTAGGAACTTGTTATATCCTACATATCTCATTCTATCTCTTCCTACATATGATATTTCACCTTGATAAAAATCAATAGGATATACCCTTGGATTACCTATCTTCATAGTGACAGGTAATTTATTCTTGCTTCTTAAATAACATCCTCCTTCACAAGCTTCTCCTGATATAGCTGGAACCTGCTTAAGCTCTAAGCATAATGTCTGGTAATTACTCTCTGGTATAGGCTTCTTTATATCAGAATATCTTTGCTTAAGCAGAAATACCCTATACTTAAATAGCAGGAATGATATATGGTCTTGTGTAAATGTAGAGTCATCTGAACTTAACTTAAGTTCATCTATACACATATATGTCAATTCTTTTAATGTTGCCATAATAATTTATTTAGTTATTAAACAATAAAGACATTGCAAATATAAGTAAAATGACTCATATATACAATGTCTTTATTGATTTTATTTGCTGACTATAAGGATAATACTATCCTCTCCCTCTTAATTCAACTGTTACAGGAGAATTGTCTCCTTTTGTAATATATAGTATTACATCTGTATACCTTTGCTCAGCAGTAATAGCAGGAATTATAAAATCTCCATTTATTGATGTTTCAACTAAAGTTATCTCCTTATATTCAAATATACTCTTACAGTATTTAGCTATATAATGAACCTTCCAGTTTGAAGAACCCTTCACTCTTAACACATAAGAAGGCATAGTAATAAACACTGGGTCATTACTGAGACCTGCATTAGTAAATGCACAAGCTACTATATCCTCACCATGAGTTACAAAGTCACAGTAGACCTTGTAATCAGATATACTATATCTGTTATTCTGAAACTTAAAGTCTGTAAACTTGATAGGAGGGGTAATAAAAGGTTCAACCTCTTCCACCTTATCATAATATTCGGGGAAATCTATTAAGCATGTAGTTCCACATAAGCAGTATATAACTCTTGATATAGTCCTTATATCATCTTCTGTTACAAATCCTCTAAAGTCTGTTAACAACTCCTCAAGGAATAATAGGGCAAGTAACTTATATACATCATCATAGTTCTTGTAACCAAACTGAGATAATGCTATGAAATAGTTATCAAGTGCCTCTGTCTGTAGTTTGGCTAATTCATCCATGACAAACACATTTAGTTACAGTTGAACTTGTATCAATGAAGAACTTCTTCCAATACTTGATAGCCATAGTATAATTCTTAGTTATCATACTTACTGATATTGCCTTAAGTCTCAGCATCTTATTTACAAAGTTCTTGGGAATACAACAAGTATTTTCTACCTCTTTCACACTATTCATAAGACATTTATATACAGGGTCAAGATTAACTACAGCTTTACTTATTGTTACTTCCTGAGAACCATTCAGACTTTTAACCCAAACTATGAACATCCTGTCTTCCAATGGGATTTTCAAATCAGTCTGAGATAAAGTGACTGAAGCCTCAGTTACAGAACCCTGACTTAAATCAATTGTATGTACAGGATTTCTACTTGGTCCTCCTGGGATATAGGTGTCATCAGAATCTATGATTATAGTCTGTATATATTCTTTAGTAGCTTCTCCATGATAAGTAGTTGAAACTTTTATCTCAAGATATTTATCATCAGGAGTTATCTCTAATTTTTCAAAATGTACATCCATAATTTTTAATATTAGTGATAAAAAAAAAAGGAGCATAGAACCCTATGCCCCTTATACTTTATTAACTCTCTTATGCTGGGTTAGCAATAGATAGTCCTGAAGCTGCATTTACAGCAGCTACCAAAGCTTTCATCAAAGTGTGACTTCCATCATCTTCACAAACAATTGTGATAGTTCTTTCAGACTTCTGAACTGATTCATTAGAGCCAATGTATGAATAATGAATATCCAAAACATCATATTTCTTACTTGGGTCAACTAAGTAAGTTGTAGTGATATTGTTAGGATATCCCATACCTCTGTACATATCTCCTCTTGCACCCATGCAGAAATATTCAAGGTCTGCAATGTTATGACCATTCTCTACTTTCTTAGTAGAAGTTACTTTCTTAACATCTCCCCAAGTAATTTCTTCACCATCAACTGTAATAGTAGTAGGCTGAACACTGAAAGGAATGAATGCTTGAGGCATTTTACCAAGAATCCAATCTTGCTGTACTTCCTCAATTATAATCTTATTATAGTCAGCCTTGTTAAGTTCAGCTTCTTTAGTTGCTGATGTAACTGGAACATCAGTACCATCTGCTGCTGCACTATTCAGATAGATATTTACCAAAGGAGTAGTCTCATTAGCAATATTCTTAGCAAGAGACAAAGCTAATGCTTTGTAGAAGTTTGAGGCAGTCATTCCTGAAGTAGCCTTTACAAAACCATACTTGAAGTATTGGTCATCCTCTCCAATACCAATAAATTGTCTGAATGCAAGTCTTAACACATATTCCTGAGCCTGAACTGGTGTAGGAGCCAATGCTGAAAGAGTTACTTCATATCTTGCCAATTTATGTGCCATACTACCTGAAGCAGTTGCTTTAGCAGAGATTATATTAGCAATTGTAATTTTATCACTTGATACAATACCTGCTGGACTCATGTACTGAAAATACAGAGTAGTCTTAGCTGTATCTGCTTTTGGCAGAATAGAACCTGCTGCATCTGTAGATAGCAAGTTATTACCTGTCTTTAATGCTTTTTCGACATATAAATGTCTTACTTGGTTGATTGAAAATGTTGCCATTTTAATATAAGTTTAATTAAACAATTCTTTATTTACTACCTGCTTGTGGGTTTCTACTTATAATAGCAAGTCTAACTGCCCTCTCAAGTATTGCCCTGTGTATTACAGGATTTAGTTCACATTCTGTTATGGTACTAACTCCATTGATACTTAAATCAGAAGGAAGATTAACTAATATAATTGGGGTAGGTCTTGATAGATATCTAACCAAATACTTATCAATATTATAGTCAGACACAATCTCAACTATACCATCATTTATATCAAGTCTTAATGCTCTTCCTCTTCCTGGACCCCTGAATGGGTTTCTATATACTCTATAGAAATCATCTTGAGCTACTGGAGTTATAGAAGCTTCTTCTCCATCAAGGCATCCTAATCTTGAGTCTTTCAATACTGCTGATTCATAAGTAATGAACCATACATCTTCAGGTATCTGAAAGAACATTGAACTCTTAGATAAACCTAAGTGACCTGTTAATTTTTCACTTGTTTCAAAGGTCTTTACTAAGTTACTTAAGTATCTTCTGACTTCTTCTGTTCTTTCCAGACTATCTCCATACTGATTCTTACCTGTATAGATTTCTATTATAATCTCTTCCTGAGCATTTGTCAGGAATACTGATTTCTCATATTCATCAAAAGCAAGAGGAGTAGTAGAACCAAATTCTGGACTTGCTGAATATGAATCAAGCAAGGTATCAAATCCATCAGAAAATTCCTTAGTAGTCATTATTCACTTCTATTACCTAATTCAACACTTGCCTTCAAATCTCCTTCATAGGCAGCTTTGGCTAACTCAACACCTCTTTGTAGGATTTCTCCATGAATTAAAGGATTAAGTTCACACTCACTAACAGTATTCTTACCATTGATTGAAACATCTCCATATTCACTTGATAAGTTAGTAAGAATAATAGGAGCAGGTCTTCTTATATATCTAACTGTATATTTTGATATTGTCTCACCTGAGTGAGGAATTACTTCTGACTGAACAGTGTTTCCTTCACCTTTAGTAACAAGTCTCCATGCTTGATATTTAAGAGGTTCCTTGTAAGGCTTTGACATCAGTCTTGTATATTCATCATATCTGATTGGTATTACTTGCTTTACTCCTGTATTAGTTGTAAGGCTTTCATTAATCATTAAGAATAAATCAACAGGTAGTTTATACACCTTTGCTCTAACATCAAATGTTGTTGAAGAAGAATCAACAACAGTTCCATTAGCTACAGTAATAAGCCCTGAGAAATCTATCTGTCTTTTTGCAGAACCATCAAACCCCTCAGAGTATTTATTACCTTTGGGGTTGAAGTAGTTCTTTATAATCTCCTCTTGTGCTTTAGTTAAGAATACTGATTTCTCATATTCATTCAAGCCAGGAGCAGCATTAGACATTATATTATTATACAGGACATCAAATTCATTTGAAAATTCACTTGTAGTCATCTTTCATTATACTTGATTACTCCTTTACTTTAGCTTCTATACTGAACTTCAAATCTTGATTCTTTGGAAGGTTCAGATATTTAGCAGCCATATTAAGAGTAGGTTCTTCATTATCACCACATAATGGTGTGCCATCAGACTTTAAGTATAACATACCACCTCTGTTGCTAATTACTCCCTCTTCAATAGCTTTCTTAATCAAGCTCTTAGTTGGAAGTAATGGGTCAGTTGCAACTCTTAAGAAGAGCTTAGCATCTGCCTTAATCAGGTTATTAACCTTCTCTTGCAGGAACTCAAGTTTAGAGTTCTTTGAGGTTGGTCTGCCATCAATAGTCTCAATGATAGTTCTGAGGATTAAAGTATCATCTTGGATTTTACCAAACTCCATGTAAGACTGCATTGTAAAGTTCATATCCTTTTTAGCATTCTTGACTTCTTCACCTTCTTGTATAATCACAAATTGATATGTTGCTTTAGGATAATCCTGTAACTCCTGAAGAGATGGTGCAATATAAGCCTTGTTTGCAAGTAGGATTTTATACTTGATGTAGTCATCAGGGTCAGATAGATTGAGGAAGTTGTCTCCCTTTGTCAACCTAACCATAGCATTCTCCCAGAAGTTATCTACTTTCTTATAGATACTAAGTGCATTGAATTCAAGTCCCATTATATCCTCAAGGAAAGATTTCTCTTTATCTGTGAGAACATTTACAAACATTCCTGAAGAAAGCTTAGGTACTGTAAACCATTTAACAGCTCCTTCAGCCATACCTCCATATAGAATATGTTTAGGGTCTCTTACTATACCACTCTCTTTTGGTACAAATCTTACAATAATCCTTTCATTTCTTAAACAGTTAATAGTATCCTCTTCCTCTACAACTGCTTGTTTCTTTTGCTTTTTAACAGCTTTAGGTTCAGGTGAAATAACATCAGTTACATGTTCTTCTTTCATAATTTCATCATCATCTAAAACTACACTAACTTCTTTAGCCATATTTTACTTCTCCAATTTAAAATAAAAAAAAATAGGGAGAGGGAATATCCCACTCCCCTTTATATTACCCTTCCAGTATTGCTGGAATTAATGACATAGTTCTTGTTGGGTCAAGCACACAAACACCTAATGTTGCCATCTTGTGAATTATTGCTGAGTCCTCATCAAATGACATATGAGGATTACCCTTAGCACCTGTGAATGGATTTCTCAAACCCCACTGGTAGCTTCTAAGTTCATTGTCACCCTTAATTCTACATTTAAAGATATTAGGCTGGTCCATAGTACCAATATACCAGATATCAAATCTGTAAGACATAGCAGGACCACCCATTGGGTGAATAATCTTGTTTCTTACAGGGTCATCATAGAATGGGTCTACATCAAGTCTAACTCTAACACCATTAGGAGCTTTATATTCCACAAATTGGAAACCAGCACTAAGTGCATTTGAGTGGAGTTTAGACTGAGTCTTTTCTACAACTCTTGTAGAGTTATTATCAAGTACAAAAGTAGTCCAGCCAGATATAGTTTGTAGAACTGCCTTATGGAACAGGATAGCACCTCTTTCACCAGTCTTGATGATAAACAATCTATCACTCATAGACAGTTTAGAAGCTGAAAGTTCATACAAGGCATCTTCAAGCAACTTCAAGCTAAATGTATTATAGTACATAGTATTGGCAACCTCTGTCTGTTCAAAGATACCAGCACCAGTCTTAATAACATTACCTGACTTACCAAAGTTCATGTATTCACCATTAGCATTCCTGTTTGAGGTACCAAATGCCATAGCATTATTCTTGTATTCAGAGAATTGTTCCTCTACCTCATAGTCTACGTAGTGCATCCACATATTAGCAGTATCCTTAACCTGCTTGCCATTTACATTCCTAACCATAGGAATACCTATAGCAAGTTTCTTGCCAAGCTTATTACCAGCTACCTTATGTTGGATTCTAATAACAGACCATTCATTTCTCATAGAGACAGGAGTACTAAACCTAATATCACCTACCTTTCTGGAGAGTTCCTTCTCTACAGGAGCAAAGTCTACAGAGAATCTTTCACCAGCTTGAAGTCTTTCAGCAGGACATCCAGTTGTATTACCACCCATAAGTTCTACTTTGTAGACAGCATTAGTACCTTCCATTCTTGCATCACCAAGGATTCTAAATGGATATACTTGGTTCAAATTACCTACAATAACTTCACCATCTGCAAACCAATCTTCTGGGAATACAAGATAGAAAGGTGATGTTCCCACACCAACATTAGCTGCACCTACTGCAACTACTGTACCATTCTCATCTCTTGCTTCTACAAGTGGAATATTCCTTCTTGCAGAACCAATAACATCCCAGTAATATTCATTATCATCCTCAAACTCTCTTACTGGGAACTGATTCAGGAATGTATCCAGAGTTTTCCCTCTATTGAATGCCAGCAATTGCACCATAAGGTTTGTAGCCTTTTGAGGTTGCATCTGGAAGATAGAGCCAAGGTGATTATCACTTGTCAGACCCTTCCAGGATTGGAAGCCTAACATTTGAAATTTACCTAATTTACCAGCCATAAAATTAATTATCTTTTAGTTTATAAATATGTTTAGACATCAGGAGTCCAGCCATTTCCAATATAAGATTCATTGTCCTCCTCAATACCACCAACATATCTTGGATTACCTGCTGAGGACCTTGAACTGCTACTTAGTTTGTGTTCCAGTTCTCTTAAACTTTGCTTGACTTCTTTCTTTACTTTGCCCTTGACTAAACCATCAAGGTTCTTAAAGCCATCAGTAAGTGTGAAGAGTACACTAAGATATTTCTTAAACTCAACTGGATTGTCTCTTTCATACTTTCCAATTGTAGTTAAGTATTCACCATCTTCTGTTTTGAATACAGGCTTAGCAATGTTATCAAAGGCTTTCTGTCTTGTAACTTTATCCAGTGGTATTCCTTCAAATACCTCTTTGTCTTCAAGCATTACCTTCTTAAGCTTTTCAGCCTGCTCCTTAACTCTTCTTTCTTCTGCTTTTGCTTCTTCTTGTGCTTCTTTGATAAGTTCCTGATAACTCTCAGTGAAGTACTTTCTGTTTTCTTCTAAGGCTTCCTTAGCATCTTCAACATCTGTACCTGCATTAAGAGATTTTTGAACTTCCCTTTGTGCCCTTGCATCACTGTATCCTCTATTTCTAAAGTCCTGATAAATAAGCTTCTGTCTAAGCATTTCACCTTTATCATTCTCAGCAGTGATATCTTCTTCTTTAATTGAATCAAGATATGAAAGAGTATTCTCATACTTCTTTATTTCTTCTGGTTCAATATCAGCATTAAGAGCAGCATCAATTCTCCTTTGTCTTTCATCAAGTCTTGCTTGAATTTGTTTTTCAACTGCTTCAGCAAAGTCTTCAGGTTCATTGATACTCTTTAATGTTTCATCATCAAGGTCAGGGAAGATACCCTCATCTTTCAAGGCACTGGCAATGGAAGAGTAGAAGTTAGTTTTGGGAGAAGTACCACCATCCTTTTCAGAGTTGGTATCTTCCTTTTCTTGATTATCTTTATCTTCACTACCTACGCCCTCTGGAGTGTCAAATAGATTTTCTGCATCTACTATCTCTTCCTCAGTAGTTTCCTGTTCTTCTTCAGTATTTACAGACTCTTCAGTCTTAGTTTCTTCTTGACTATCTTCATTAAATAGACCTTCAATGTCTACCATTTCTTCTCCAGATAGTATAAAATCTTCATTTAATCCATCCATAATTTTCTCCCTAATTATTAACTGACTGCAAAGTTATAATAACTATTTGATATAGGCAATATGGTAATTAATATGCTTTAGATTATATAAATAAAACCTTTATTTACTGAACAAAAGAAAGGGTGTAATAACAAGTACTACACCCTCTCAATAATTATGCTTCCTTAAAATACTTCCATATTTTACATCCACCCTTATAATCATCATCCTTGAACCAGAAGTTGATTGCAGACTCTATGATTTTTGTATCAATATTATCTCCGAACCAAGCTTTAAATAGTTCACAATAATCATGATATTGGGCATTGATTGCAACATATACATCAGCATGAGTTACAGATTGAGGAATTATTCCTCTATATCTTTCACATACCTCTTTGGCTTTAGACATGTCAAATTTCTCTCCAACATATTTCCTTCCATTTTCAGTATGATACATTTGAGATACAGTATATTTTGCATAGGATTCATTGAAGTGTTCACCTTCATTTCCTTCTAACATCATTTCCATCAATCTCTTTTTATCCTCATGGTCCATATACTTCATCTGTTCTATAAACTCACCTTTTGGGCTATGTCTATTAAAGTAGAAATCCTCATACATTTCATAAGGGTCTCTCATATCTTTGAAATCTTCTTCAAAGAATTCACCTCTTTCAGAATCTCTTCTCATGCCTCTACCTCTGCCTCTGCCTCTTGCAAACTTTTCAGTTTCAAAATGCTCCTTGAGTTTTCTCATAAAGTCATCATCAGACATTCCTCTGCCCTTATTTCTAAGGTACTCTCTTAATATAATTTCATCCATAATCACAGTTATTTAGCAGTTAATAATTCCTTGAAACCTTCTAAGTCCTGCCCATTAAATACTAAACTTTTATTTGTTAATGGTATATTGAGTTTAATTGTTCCACCTCCAATATTAATATCTCCCATAAATGGGGTCTTGAAGGTAAATGGTTCAGTAGTCATGACTGACTCTATCATTTCAGATAGGATAGCTTCTACATCTATTTCACCATTTTCATCTGCAATAAGCTCAAGTGTTTTGTTTATCTTGCTGAGATTCTTGTCTAATGCTCTTGTAATTAAAGGTTTAGCAAAACTAATCATAGGATTTGTCTTTGCTACAGCTTCAATTTGAGTACCAAGGAATGTCTTTAATCTGTCTGTCAGTTGGGGTATAGTTACCATAATTACATATTAGCTTTAATAAATTCTTCATAGGTTACATTAGGATTAGATTTACTAAACTCTCTGAACCTTCTAAACATCTCCATCTCTTTGTTAGTGGTATCAATTATCTTACCTTTTAACTTCTTCACTATCTTAAGTTGATGTGTTAATAGGTCTTTACCTTCCTGAGTACCTTCAATCCTACCTTTCACAAGGCTCAGAATTTCAGCTTGTACAAGACTCTGTAGTTTATTATAAGTATCTACATAGTCTTCATCTTGAAACAGCATATTCTTTTGTTCATCTGTCATAGGCTCTATTTCTGAATCTATTTCATCCCAGATTAACTTCTGAGGAGGCTGTTGTACTTGGGGTTGGGTCATTTGTTGCATTCTTTGTTGCTTTGCATTTTCAAGTAGCTGTTTCTGTTTCTCAAGAAGCTGAATCTGCTCCTCAATATTACTTCCAATAGAAGTTGTACTTAATAATGGGTCCCCTCCCCCTAATATTACTTGATTTACTGGAAACATAATTAAAACAAATAAAAGTTAGTATTTAAAGAAAGAAAAGGGGAGAACTGACTCCCCTTTAATTTATCAGGCAGTTGGAGCAGCAGCAGTTACTACTCTTGGGCAACCACATTGATTAGCTCCTACATAACCAGTTATAGTAGGTTCATTAGGAAGACAAACCTGACCATAGATTACATTACAAGTCTTTCTATCAGTATAATTGATACCAGCAGTAAATGCCTTATCAATTTCACATTGAATCAACTTATCTTGGTAAGGTCTTATAGCAGCATTAATAGCTACCTGAGCCTTCAAATCAGATAGTTCTTTCATTATGCTGTCATCTGCATCTCTCTGAGATTTATACAGATTGAATGAATCTCTATTATGTTGAGCAGTCAACACATCAAATCCATCTCTTGTAGACTTGTATAAACCAAAGTCTGCATCTACTTGACTCTTGTAAAGTCCAAACAGTTCTTGGTCAATAGTCTGTCTATCTTGGAACCTTTGATTCTGTTGAGTCAATGCCCATTGATAAAGACCTCCTTGAAGTGCAAGAACATCTTCACATTCTTTCATCTGAACTTCATATGCAGATGGACTATTTCTACTACCTCCTGCCATTCCAGTTTCAAGACCATTGATGTTAATATTAGCACCACCAAGTCCAGAACCCAAGCCACTACCACCTAACAAACCAGCTCTTCTATTACCAAAGAGTGCCCATGCACCAAGAGCAGTACCAATAATACCTAATGTCAAACCTGCATTGGCTTTTCCATTAATATCTCTCTTGTTAGGACCATAATAACCATCTTGATGTTCTACAATCTTTTCTTTTTCAATAATTTCCATAATACCTGAAATTAATTGTTCTTAATAATTTATCTATCTCTGTAAGCTTACACTGCCAAAGTTATGTAAATTATCTCAGGTACCATAACATTACTAAAAAGCCCCATAACTATTTAAGTTACAGGGCTTTAATTTAGCACTATGTTACTAAAGTGCTATTAACTATCAAATGCTATTAAATCTTTCCTTCCGTGGTGTTTATAAAACACATCAACTATCTTATTATATATGTATGTTATGACATAAGCATCAATTTCATCATTATCTCTTTGTGGTCTATAACCTATATATTCCCAAATATTATTCTTGATGTGCTCAGCTTCATGTATTATACTACTTCCTCTTCTTGAGTTAACTGCCACAAGTGCAGCTCCATACTGAAATCTTGTGATAGCTAAAGGTTCTGGACCACTATCAAATAGATAGGATACTTCATCCCAACTATCATATATCAGTATAGTCAGCCTATAATCAAATATAGGAACTGTCATCTTCTTCTTTGTTACCATAACATACCTTATTTTTATTATTCTATTGTGACAGTAATTTCTTCTCCAGCTACCTTAGCTTTTAACATCAGGGAATATAACTCCTGAAAGGTAGAAGTAGAATTAATTACTTGTCCTTTTATCTTGTTGTCTCCAACCAAGATACATCCTAAGGTGTCAGCAGGCTTATTTCCTACATGAATAAGGACTCCTGAATAACCAGGAACATCAATAAGTCTGGGTAATTTTCCTCCACAGAATTTAGCCCATGACCTATCTTTGAACTTAGGACTTACTGTATTCATGTCTATTTTATAAGTTCCAGTAGGAATTGCTGTTTCACCATATACCTTCTTTGATTGTATCTCTGAAAGAGGTGAGTCTTCTGTTAATCCTCTATCTGTATCTTCTAATGTGTCACACTCATATATACCATTTACATATAACTTACCTATGGTATATTTATCTCCTTTAAATATTCTTTTAATGGTTATGTTCATCTATGTTCTTGTGTAAAACTGTTTTATAATCACCTTTTCTTAATTGACAACTTAAGTCTGTGCACATAATAGTCATTAAGTTCAAGACTTGTTTTCTTAACTCCTTCACCTCCTCCTCCAGACTGTCACTTCTTTTTAAGGCATCATCAAGCCTTTTTCTGTTATCATCTGAGAGTTGCTTGTAAAATTCTAAAGACTCATTCATATTCTTTATCAGATTATTATCAACCTCACTGTTGTATTTCTTTCTTGCAAAGAACCATGAAGTCCAACCACTAACTATAGTAGTTAGAAATCCTACACCTGCTGTAATCAGTATTCCACCATCAATCATATTATTCAACTATTTATTTTATAATCCTTCTCATACATAAACTTAAATTTATGCAATGTTTTTACTTCTCCCCTACAACATCTTGTTACTGAATTTGGTATAGACCCTATACTCCTTGCTGCTTCTACTGCTGAACTGTATTTGGCAATAAAGTTTCCTTCCTTATCAAATTGAAGGACAACTTTATTACCATTAATATTACCAATCTTAGACCTACTTATATTATCTTTGTGTTCTTGAGAGAACTTCATTCCCAGATGAGATTTAGACATTTTACTTCTTATATCTTGTGGAATTATCTTTCCTCTCCACAAAGTTCCTATCTTTTCTCTTAGTATGGTACTACATGGAATCCCAACAGTAGCATCCCCACCATCTGTGATATTGTAAGAGATATTTCCATCTTTATAAAATTTAATAAGGTCTTTTTCTATATTCTTAGCAGTTTGTTCCCCAAGATTTGAAGCTATTATATTATGCTGAAAATTCTCCCAACCATATTTTAATATGCTTCTGTAAAACACTTTACAATGAATATAACCTCTACCATTTTGCCATCTTACCTTTACTCTTTGGGATGTTATGCCTACATAGATTTTTCCAGAAGGAGAGATATGTTCATATACTATCCAAGTCCTATTTAATAATTTCGACATATCTGCTTTCCTTATTTTTTACATAAGGGTTCTTTTCCTTTACTGTTACAGTAACAATAGTCATTTTCTTCTGAAACCATCTAAATAAAAAGAACTTCTTTGGAGGCTTAACAGTCTCTCTTCTGCCTTGAATAGCAGTAAGTCTTTCTAATTCTATAGTAGGAGTTGAAACCACTACATTTGGATACTTTAAATATAAATGGTTTTGGAACCACTTGTCTCCCATGATAGTATCAAGTTCAAAGGAAGGATTCTTAAAAATAGTGTCAGGAGTTAACAGAGTGTCACTCTTGTTTATAGAACTAAGCTCATATTGTAACTGTTTCAACCTTTTATCTTTAATGCCAATCTCTTCCCTCATCTTATTTATCTTCAGGAGAGTTGAGTCTTTAAATGTATTAAGTTGCTCTATAGTAAGTTTATAAACCCTACTCTGATTAGTTACATTTGAAAGCTCCATATCATAAGCCTTTATATTTTCAATAGAAGTATTATATTGCTTGGTTAATTTTACATTGGAATTATATAATATACCACATGCAATTACTAATACTCCTATTATAATTAAACCAATTTTCTTCATAATACTTCAATTTTTAAAGGACTATTTCCAATACTTTTCTTTGAACTCATCTAAATCTTTCATGGACCAACTGAGTTCCTTAAAACCTATAGCATGTTCTCCTTTTGGGATTTTACCAGCTCTGACATAGTTATCAAAAGTAGCTCTGCTGATTCCTGCTAATTGGCAAAATCTATATTTACTAATTCTTTTAGTAGTATCAGTAGCATTTTGAACTGCTTTCATTATAGCTATTGCAGATTCTTCATCAACATTAGAATTACCTGTATCCATATCATCTACTTTACTTGCAAGTAAATCTCTAATAACCTTAGTTAACTTGTTCATCTCCTTCTCCCTCCATACTTTTGGTGACAATAAATAGCACAACTTACAAATATACCACCTATTATCAGATTTAATAACAGTAGATTAAAATCATCTACTGGAATAATAAAATAGTTATCTACAAAAGCTACTATTTTATTAACCACTATGTAGTGAATTGCCATCTTGTGATATATGCAGAACTTGTAAACACAACTACTTATGTACATAGGAATGGTGGTAAGAATAGAACTGCCACCTATAAATAATGTAATATCGAGATAAATGTCAAAGTATGCAAGAATATTACTGATGAAGTCCATAGATGCTATCAGCATAGGAACATATTTCACACTTAATAGTTCAAGCTTGTAGATAACTACACTTCTCATGGTCACTTATTGGATTTGACTCTTCTTCTTTTATTTGGAGCTACACCACCACTTGTACCATTGTTAGGTTTTGGTCTTCCCATAATTAATTAGTTTTAATTTTTAATAAGTAATTCTCTCAGTCTATTGATTACAAAACCTCTAATACCAATTCTATTATCAGTACCAGAGTTAGAATCAATGTATTTAATAAAGTCTTCCATACTAATATTGTATATCTTGACTTCTACTTCCTCTTGATATAAGGTACTAAGTACTTCTTGTGCAGACTTATTAATCTTAGATTCTATCTCCTTTACTGAGTCTTCCTCTTCTTTAGTAGCTGTCTTGCTTTCTACTTTTTCTTTTAGTTTTGTGTATTCTTTAGTCTTTAACTTCTCAACTAAGGTAACCTTTAGGTTTTCTGTCTCTTTTGATTTAGCTGATAATTCTGAGATTGTGAAAATACATGCTCTTTTACCTTCAGGACTAAGACCATCAATGGTCATTGCATCTACAAGGTCTGAGATAGATTTAATTTCAAATCTACTCAATTTAGTAATAGTAAAGTCTTCTTTCTTATTAACTTCTTTAACTTCCTCTACTTTTTCCATTTTAACTTCCATGCTATCTTATATTATAATGTTAATTTATCTACTGCTGTCAAATAAGCTTCAATTGAATCAAGGATTCCTGACCTTTGAGAAGCTGTTCCATCATTAAATGTTACATTCAAGTTATTGCTAACCTGTCTATTAAATGTAGCAACTTCTGTTTTATTTGCAATACTTGTTACAGTGCCCATATCTACACATTGCAACTTTGAATCTATGACCCTTACACTTCCTCTTACAGTGTATGCACTATCACTCCCTGACATAATAGAAGTATAGCTTACCATATTCTTTTCAGTTATTTCCATATTTATTTAATTAATGTGATTACAAAGATATGTAATATACTTGATATATACAACCTAATAAGTGAATTATTTATAGTTTTATTAATATATTATGCAGAACCAACTAATGTTATCTCTAACAACTTACCAGCACTTGCACCAGTCCTTGTATTATAAATATAGCAATTAGTATAAGCAGTTTTACCAACATGATATTTACCACCTAAAGTCATACATGGAACACTAATAACATAATTTCCACTACCATCTGGACCAGATATTACATTAGCCATACCTTTACCTATTTCATATTGGTCAACTCTAAAGTTTCCATTATAATCAATAGTTTCCATAGATACGCTATAAGTTTTTAAAGTAGCTAATCCAGCAGAAGCTTTATCATGTATAGTAAATCTATATTGATAATAACTATCTGAATTATCATTAACTCTTGGAGTAGTACTACCAACAACAGAATATTGAAGATAACCTTGAATAGGAAATTGAGTAAGATTATATTGCTTCATACAAGGAACACTTTGTCTTCTTGTATTAGATATACCTCTATAAAAGTTCATATTATATTCAGGAGCTTCTTTCCATTTAAGTCTTTCATTGGAATATATACTGTCAGATATAAATAATACTATGGCAATATCTTTACTAAGTTTACCTTCCCAATCTAAAGAATCATCTACCAAAAACAAGGGTAGTTTACCACCAGTGATTGTTCTACCATATATTTTGTAATATGCTTTTTGTTTGCTTCTACTACATATAGCAACTCCTAATTGATTCTTTTTATTATTACCAATTAGCTTGTCAATACTTAATTGTCCTCCTGTACTTGTTTCAAATATTAAAGAATTAATATTAATAACAATAGCTGAATCAGGAGAAGCATTAGCTGGAAAAGTAAAGTCAAATATAGGTTTTGCATTATGATTATACCCATTAAAGTCTGAGGCTCTATAATACCAAGTGCTCTGTCCTGATACTGGTTGTCTATAATAAATAGCATCTCCTGTAAGGTTAGCAACAGTAGGCTGTATTATAGCTACATTTTCAAACCCATAGTGTATAGACTTAAACTGTTCCTCACTAAGAGGGGCTATACTACTATAAACAACAGGATGTCTATCAGTCCACATATTTACATTACTTGAAACACATTGTGTTCCCAAATCAGTACTACCAATTCCTAAAGTTTGTGGTATATCATTGTGAATACCTATTGGGGCAGTTATTATTCCATTGCTATGTGCCATATCTTAACCTCCACAAGATTTAGCTGCAACATAGCCTGTAGCAATAGCTGTCCCAGTATATATAAGATTATCACATATTAGATTACCATCTATTATGATAGCTTGAGATATGTCATAATCATCTAAGTTTTCTACCTTAGATAATAGAGAAGGTTCATGCCCCCCCCCCCATTACTCTGGCAGATATACATCCATTAGATATAATATCTCCCTTAACTACTAAATTAACTTTCACTTTTTCCATACTTTTATTTTAATTTATTTAGCTCTAAACAATATAGAACCAGCTTGATAATTATCTCCTAAATATCTTGCTGTATAATTCACATAATTATTTTGAGAAGTTTGTACCCTTGTAAATGATTGAGAATTAAATGTATATGATTCTCCTTGACTTAACATTTCTCCAATTGGAGCAGGAGACAATGATTCACCCATACCACCAAGGAAAGCTCCAAGAGGTTCTGATTCAAGCATAACTGAAAATCTTGCCTTCTCCCATGCACCTTTAATAGATGTAAATGTACACTCTAAATGATATTCATTAGCAAATTCATTAACAACTTTATAACTAAACTTAAAGCTATTAGGCTCAGGTTTAGCAAGAGTTCTAACTTCATGTGCTGTCTCAAGATGACTTTGATTCAGTGAATATATTGTAGTATTAACACTATCATAAGATTGTTCAGAAGCTTCTGCCATAGCAGCTACCATGTAAACATCTATTTTACCATCAGCCCAATTAGGAACATTTAATGTAACAACATATTCTTGAGACATCATTTCCATTACAGATTTATTTAATGTTCTAAATCTTAATTGTCCACTTGCTTGATGTCTAATTATACAACCAATATAAGCTGTTCTAATAAAACCAATTTCATTAATAGAAATTTCAGCATTCTGTTTTAATAAGATAGAGCATCTAAATTCAGAATTTGGGTAAACTGCTGGATCAGGGTGCATACTAAAAATAGTAGGTGCATTATGATTATATCCTACATAGTCAGTTAATCTAAAAGGTTCAGAGCTACCACCAGTAGGATAATCAAACCCCCATCTTTGCATAGGCTGTCCAACAGGAGGTAAAGCACTGCTACTCCCAGAAGAAGGGAGTACTATACCAAAATTACCATTAGCAGCTTTATACCAATCAGCTATATTCCCTGTAAATAGTGCAGGATATTTGACTGGTTTTATCCTACTGAGGATATTTATTCTATCTTTTACAGCTTCCCCACAAATATACCCAACATCATATACACCATTAACAGGTCCAATTCCTAATACATAGTAAGGGTCACTAAGATTAATGGGGGCTGTAATTTTTCCATTACTGTGCGCCATTTTCCTCTGTTTTTACCCACTCACTACTATTTAATATAGTTATGAGTTCTTGTGAATCAAAATCATAAGACTTAATATTATCAGATGAGGTTAATACAGGCTCTACATGTTCTAAGTGTATGATATACTTAGTACCAGCTATATTACTTCTCCAGTTAGGTTGAATAGTAAATCCTTTAGCTATTAACCAGTTTTTAGTTACAATTACGTATTTCATAACTTTCTTATTAACTTTAAGGGAATATTTGTTTAGTCTCAGGGAAACTCTTTGTGATATTCTTATCATAGAGGATTTCTATCTCAATAGGCTTATTGATGACTATTTGAGATACTATTCCCATATTATATACACGATCTTCTTTTAATATAGCAGGTATATCATAGACACCATCTTTATATATTGGAATAGGAGAGTCCCAATTACCTGTATTTTCATCATTAATTTTAGCTGGCATTAATGCTATTCCCCAAATTCCATCAGGATTATTATAAGCATCAATCCCAGTAACTTTTAATTTATAAGCCGATACTTCAATTGGATCACCAGTTGTAGCTTCTGGGTCTTTAGCTAATGCAATAGCCCCAGTAAATGATTCGGTTGTACTGTCTACAACAATTTTATTTGTTGTAACTTTGCCAGTAGCAAAATCTGGATAATCAACTGCTTTATAGGCAAAATTATCAAAGTTCAATGCGAACACTGGATTTGGAGTGCCATATTCCATAACATTTATCTCTTTCTGAATTTCTTCATCAGTGAGGATCTCACTATAAATAGCCATTTCAAATAGTGCCATAGAAAAAAACTCCTTAGCTACAAATGCTTCCGTATAAGAACTACCTATATAAAGTGAGTCATCAGCCTGTTTAGGCGTAGCCTTATAGTATAGCGCCAGATAATCACCATACTCAGAAACAGACATAGTAGTGCCTCTATTTTCAATAGTAGAAGAATAACCTAAATAATTCCTATTAGGAGTGTCGTATCTATTATTATCAAAAACTGTATTCCAACCAACATTAAACTTAATAGGAACATATTTAACTATAACGGTTCCTATCTTATATCCTACCTTACCAAGTTTCAAATAATCATCTATACCATCTGTAACTATTGCTCCTTCATATTCTGGAATTTGCTGTATAGTTACATTTTGAGATAAGGCGTTCTGTACAATGAAACCAACATTATAAGTTTGAGTATTAACTACACTCTTAGGTAAATCATATTCTCCATCTGAGGGAATTGCCATTAAGACTCTTGCTCCATCATTAGTAGGTGAATACCCATAAGCAAGTTGGTTATTGGCTGTAAGTCCTGTCACTCTTATTCTTGTAGCATTTAATTGACTATTCCCGTATTTTGAAAGTATCCAATTATTGGCCGGAACAAAGTTCATTATAGTAATACTATGATCATCTGTTACGAATACATTCTGCGCTTTATTATAAGTTAGGTAATTCTCCTTAAATAACCCATATCCACTGCCTAAGCTCCAACCAAAATTATAAGCATTAAGGATATTACCCTTAATGCCTTTAATTATAGCTCTATCTGTATCACTATTCTTCTTTCCTGCAAAGTTCCAATAGTCAACTAATGACGGATGGAATGGATTTTTTTTTGTCCCTCTATACAGAGAGCTCCTTATATAATTTCCAATACCTATACTAATAGCCATATTGCAAAGTATTATTAGTTTCTACAGTAATCTCTTTTATAATCTCTGGGTTCCATCCAGGATAAAAAACAGTTTCTATAGCTTCATCACTTGATAGCATCTTCACAGAACAAGTTATGTTATCTTGTGATATATTCTTAACCAAGAAACCACCTTCACTCTTAAATGTACCTACCTTTAAATTAGCTAAAAAGCCTACTTGAAGGCTTGTCGAAGCACCAGTTTTTGTTCTCATCTTTGTATAAGTTTAATTTTTAATTCTAATTGTTCATTCCTTCTCTCCAATATCTTAACTCTCTCTTCAAGAGACTTAGTCCTATTCAATATACTTTGTATTCCTAAAGTATTCAGTTGGGTAGCACCTGCAATAAGTGATATTAAGTCAGGGCTTATATAATTAATATAACCATATCCATCTTTGTCCATACCACATACAGTAGGTAGTATATTCCTAACCTTCTGCCAACTTAGACCAGTGTGCACATTTCTATCTGCATATTTATCTTTCCTTGAAAGAGCTTTATCATTGTAGGTAAAATCAAACACTTTACCTAATAATAATAACTTGGAAGCATAATCTACTTCATAGTCTAACCTATTCTTAAGATTCTCATCAGAACTTGTCATGGCAGTAATACCACCTGTAGCACCAATGTTACCTGTAAATTGCCAAGTACCACCTCCATAATCCATAATATATGATTTATTAGAAGAGCTTCCTACACTACCACTATTAGTCCACCACCAATACATATGATCATTACTATGAACTCCTATACCAAATACATTATCAGATGCTGCAATCTCAATACCTCCGTGTTGTCCATTACCATGAAAATCAGCATATACATTAAATCCTGAAGCTCCTCCTGAATTTAATATTCCTGCACAATTAATTCCGCCCATAGCTTGCATATAACTACCAGCATATATTCTACCAGAAGCATTCATTCCACCAGCAGTATGTATAGCATCTGCACTTGTACTTCCAGTATATATCTGTTTATTATTATAAGCTCTAAGCCATGTACTGTCAGTCATGTACCATCCACCACCATAGCTTTCAGAATACCATCCTGTTTGTCCAACAGTTCTAAGCCAAGATGATGAATAAACATCCGCACAAGTAACTCTACCACTTGCATTAAGAGTTGAACAAATCCAAGCTGCATCTGACCTATTACTATTCTTAGATGACCAAAATCTATATACTGGACCATAACTTGTAGCATTATAAGTTTGAGAACTTATATACATTTCAGAAGAACCATCTCTTGGAAAATGTAAAGCATTACAAGAAGGCACATCTGTTCCATAATAACCATTAATCCATATAGTATCTGACCAATAAGACCCATTAGTATAAACTCCAGTCATTGCAACTTTAAGACCCATACCAGAATTTCCAAAATAAGTTTGAGGGTTAACTTGTTGTCCCCCTACATAATGATTACTTGTATATTCAGCCCAATTTGCACCTCCAATTACTTTACCGATATATGCGTTTCTCCATGTATGACCTGCATCTCCTAAATCATGTGTATTTGTTACATATGGTAAAACACCTCCACTTACAAATAAAGAGTTTGCAAAATATAAACTTCTCGCAGGATTAGTTAAAAAATGAACATATGACCCATTTTCTGCTCCGATTTTGATTTCAATACCATTATATCTTGAATATAAATATCCTGCATCTGCTATAAGATTGCCTCCATAAACATTTGTATATCCAGTATCATTTATATTTCTAAATTTAAATTCTCCTGCACTAGTAAAATATACTACTCCTGCTGTAACTCCTGGTTGATGAAAACCAATACCTGGATAAAGATTACTACCATTGCCATTAACCATCATAGCTGTAGCAGCATATCCATTTCCAGTTGGCTCTCTAAAATAAGTATTATATAATCTACCATTTAAATAATTCCAATGACCTGTGGTTTTACCATTAGACATAAAATTAATTTGGCCATCTTCTTGCCAATTTAAACCAGTGTCATTATCCCCAATAGCTAAACTAATAGTTGGACTCTTTTGCCCTTTAACATTTACAAACAACTTGCCTTCCTGATCAAGAGTCATCTTATATCCTTGATTGTAATACCACCAATCAAAAGAATATTTATCTCTTATGCCAATTCCAACAGTCCATGTTGGATAAGTAGAGCCCGAAACACTATTGTAATAGCTAATAGTACAGTCATTAGTATTCTTAGATACAACACCTAACTTACCATAAGCTGAACTACCGTATCTAACAAATACACCTTCATTATTATTTCCATTAGGTCTTATTTCAAAGTTTCCTACTAATCCACAAAGACCTCCTGTAGTTCCACTAAGTCCTGTATCTACATATCTTCCATTAGTTCTATATCTTATATAAGACCATCCATTAGTAATATTATTAATTTCTATTCTGTCAGCAGAAGTATAAAATCTACCATTTGTACTTACTGGTTGAACAGCTATATCAGAACCTAATACAGAAATAGAATTATTAATTTCAGTATTTTGAACTTCTCCACTTTGAGAATTATAATATCTAACATAAAAAGGAGTATCTGTAGAACTATTATCATATATAATAGTTTTAATTGAATTTAAAGATGCAGCAGACCTCCAACAAAGACCTCCCCATTTAACACCTTGATATGTAAAAGTACATAATCTTGGAGCATCTTGGTCAGGGTCAATTCCATAACCAGTATAAAATACTCCTGCAAACATTTGTGTAGAACTGTATTTCTTTATAAGATTAAATCTAACAGACCCATTTCCATAAATACCATTAGACCTTCTATATATCATTTCACCACTGATAAACTTATCACCAATATCAGCAGTTCCAATTCTAATTAAGCCTACTACCCAATGTCCATAGTCAGAATAAATATTTTGACCATTGAAATAAACATCTGCTACATTACTAATATCTTCAAGAAAAGCTAATGGTTTCCAACCTGTTTTCCAACTACTATTAAATCCATATCTATAATAAAGTCTTTCATTAGCTTTAGTATCATTATTATGGCTTGGTCCAGTTAATTCCCATGAAGCATAATCTGACGTCCAACCTTTAACTCTTAATGTGCTTCTCCAATTACTATAAGGAGTATCTTGTATAGTAAAATAAACATTTACTCCTGTTTCCATACTTGAAGGAATAATAGTTTCATTTCTTCTATCAACAACTGTAACATATCTTGTTCTAAATACTTGATTTTGATTTCCTTCATACGCTAAAGCATACAAATTACTATCTATTGAACCATCAGCTTTAAGGAATTGAGAAGCAGTACCTCCTGAAACTTTTTCATATAAACCAGGCAAAGTGATAATACCATTTACAGGTTTATAGACAGTGCTATTCAATGATATGTCTCCTCCACCAATAGCCTGTCCATTAATCCATTTCTGAGATGCAGCATCATAGACAAGAGCTTGCTTGTCTTGAGGGTTGCTAATATTTGTATCAGCTAAATCTTGTAATGTAAATGATATACCTCCTGAAGAGCTAATACCAAGAGCTGTGATACCTCCTGTCATATAGAAGTTAGCCATCTCTTCAGCACCATCAGAGTTATATTTAACTCCTTTTATAGCATTTCTTTCAGCATCATACTCCAAGAATATATCCCCAATCTTTATCTTAGGAGTTTCTATCTTGTTAGTAAGATAGATTTCTGTACCATTAAAAGTACCATAGACATTACCATTAGCTTGATATGTAGCACCCCAGAAAGTGGCATTCTTTAACCTATTAATAGAGTCCCTGTTTTCTTTACCTTTGTTACCTGCATATGCAGTATCAGCAGTTTCACCTAAAGCAAGTGATTTACTGATTTCTACATAAGATGTTCCTGACCATCTATAAGTAAGATTAGTGTCAAGTGTTACATATATCTTTCCACTTTCTCCTGTAGCAGGCAGTGCTGAAAAAGTACTATATTCAAGTACATCATCCACATAAGAAGGAAGGTACATTGATGATATTAAACCATCATTGTCAAGAGGTACTACACCTCCTGCTCTACCTTTCTGACTCAATGGGATATAATCTTTAACAGCTTCACTGATAGCTGTATTCATTTGAGAGGTTGTAGAATAAGGACTAAGAGCTTTAGTAAGATGGGATACAGCTATCTGTTTATCAGGGTTATCTCCATCACCAAGTATAGACCATAAGAGGTCTTCATCCATTCCACCTCCACCTCCACCAGTATTAAGACCTAAAGCTGATACAAAGCTATTAGAGTAAAAGCCTCTTGGAGTACCATCAGATTTATTTGTTACAAATATATCCTGATTTGAATCTTCTGCAAAGTAACCTGCTATCTTGTTCCATAGTGTCTTTTCAGCTAATGTAACATGGATATCAGCATTATTTATATGATTATTTAATAGGTTCTGTACAGGAGTTACTGCATCAACTACAGCCTTTGAGATGGCTGAATTAGTTTCTGACTTAGTATAATAATTACTTAGGTCTACCTTAATATCAGTGAGTCTCATTGAAGACCAATGAGTTGCTCCTGCCTTTTGTATAAATAGCCTATCTTCAGTAGGAGTAGTATCAGCCCAATCACCAACATTAGTTAATTGACCAAGAGAAGAGGCACCTCCTGTACCTCCACCCCCTCCATCTGATTTACCCATAGCTGTAATACCTCCATAAGTGTAGAAGTTTCTTCCTACCTCTGCACCATCAACTATCTTATTTACAACATACAGGTCACTATTCTCATCTTCCTTAAACCATTTACCTATTATATCTTTTACAAGTTGAGTTACAACATTGATATCTACATCTCCACCACCTGTGGGAATATTATCTATTTGTTGTTTAACCCATTCTTGAGTAGCTAAACCTGTTAAGTCAAGATGGCTCTTTGGAATAATTTCATTTTCAGCATCAAGAGCCTTCCACATATCTTCAAGTTTGAAAGTCTCTTCAGGTATCTTCATGCCATACCATTGTTTAAGTTTAGCATCATAACCTAAATAGAACTTATCAAATGTCTTATCTACACTGTTATCTGTTGTAGACTTCTTGACATCAAGAAGCTGCCATAAATAAAGAGAGCTAATTGAAGAATAGAATTGTAATGTAGTTACCTGAATATCATCAGGTTTAACATAATTGGCTTGACAGGCTAAATCTACAACCAAGAAGGCATCTTTATAGACTACCCTTGCATCATAACCCTTTGAATAGCTTACTTCAAAACTGTATTCTCCAGTTCTTTGTACTGAACCTTTTATGGTGAAGGTAATTTCATTTCCAGATACAGAATAGTCAGGAACACTAATTAATGTACCTGAACACCATACCTTGAATCTTATATTTGTAGCAGTGGACAGGTCCTCAGGAATGTTAACATTATCAACAGTCTTAGTTATAGCCCATACTACCTTTATATCATTACCTTTAACTATTTCCATATTAATTCAATTTGAATTGACTCTTGAGGTCCTCTATAAGTTTATTGACCTCTTCTTTAGTATAATAATTAGATAAATCTCCTGCAATCTGCACATTAGATTTAACTTCTATACTATTAACCATTATATTACTATTTGTTAGTGTATTATCACACTGACTGGCATCATCTACAATAGTAAATACTGAGGATTCAGTTATTCTTGCATCATAGTCTTTTGACCAAGATGCTTCAAAGCTATAATTACCAATCCTTGTATTCCTTCCTTTTATTGTAAACTGGACTTGATTAGTATTCAGAATAATATAATCTGTTATTTCAAGCTTCCTGCCATTACTATTCACATAAATAGTAAGGTTACTTACTGTATCTAAGTCTTCCTTGATAGGAACTCCATCAACTACCTTAGTTATACTCCAAGTAACCTTAATATCATTTCCTCTTAAAATGTTCATTATTTATCCTCTTTATGTAGCAGGAGCAGCCTCAATAGTTACTGGAATAGTTGTACCATCTATCAAAGTAAGAGTTCCACTTGTTATAACTCCAGCAGAGTCTTTAATAAGTTTTAGACTCTTTACACTCTTTGAGAATGTATTCCATACATTATAAAATTCTTGTCTTCCAGATACAGGCTTTGTAAGATTAGTTCTCATTTCACCTACATCCTGCATATCTTTATCTGAATAATCATTGGTAGATAATCCCTTACCTGCTACAGCCTTTACAGCATCAGTAATCCCATAACCTTCCAAGGTTGTAGGTTTATTAGTTATATTATCAAAGGATATAGAACTGTCTTTACCTAAGACAGTCCATTCTCCATTATTAAAATATCTTGCAGTACCTTTATACAACCATAGCATATTGGTTGGTACTGGATTAGGTGATATTGCTATTCCATTTAAATTTTTCATATCATTATTTATTAGTAGTACTTGGTTTTTTCTTTAAAGCTTGCCTCTTAATACTTGCATCAGTTCTTGCCTTTTCTTTATCAAGTTCCAACTTCTGCTTGTCAAGCTTTAACTTCTCATCAAATTCTCTTATTTTCTCTTCAAGAGAAGCCTTAGCTTCCTCAGAAAATTCATCTGGGCTAATACCATCTCCTTCTATATCATTTTTTGATAACTGAGCTACAATAATCTTAGTCTGATTGTCTCTTATATTAGCTTGCTCTTTCTGCTCCAATTCAGCCTGCTTCTGCTGTAATTGAGCTTGAGCTACTTGCTGTTGAGCTTCAAGTTGCTGTTGTTGTTGCTGAGCCTGTCTTTCTCTAATATCTCTTTCATCTTTCTCAATAAGTCTTTGTTTCTCTGCAAGAGAAGATGAAGTATATAGCTTAGTAATAGTAGAGAATGACAATGTTTGAGTCTGAAGAGCTGCCTGAGCCAAGGTATCTAATTTAGCCTGAAGTTCCTGGGTTCCATTACTATTGTCTACCACTAAACCATAGTCAGCTTCAGCAAATTCATCACCATCAATTTCCATTATTCTTGTTGATGTATCAGATAGTATATACTGGAACTTCTTACTTCTTCCTTTCATTGCAACCTTAGCTGTTTCAAGAAAGGCTTCAAGTACTCTTTTCTTAACATCATCATGGATTACAAACAACCATTCAGTAATATGACTTGATTGAAGAGTAGCTCTTTCTACTCCACCAACAGTTTCTCTATTAGATATTTGCCCTTCCCTTTGTTTTGTGATACCAACAACCTCAGACATCTCTATCTTAATAAATTCAAGAAGATTTATCTGCTGTTGTATATAGTTTCCTATGTTAGTTTCTAACATACCTCTGCTTGCATTGTTAAGACCACCTGCAAGCTTTCCAGTGGCAGCACCTATATTACCTTCCTTAAAACTGTCAACTACTGCAATATGATTAGTTCTTGCAAAGTATATCCATTTTTCAACTTCCCAACCTCTTGGAATCTTAGCTAAATCAAGCTCAAGAATTGAGCCCCAATTTGAAGCAATAGCCTTATTTAATCTATCATGAATAGCATCATATAAATAATTATAAGGCTTCATCATATCTACAAGAGAGAAAGGTTTAGTATCATTAAGGTTATATACTGAACCAATAATACCAAAATGGCACCTTGATGGGTTACTAAGTCTATTGTACTGAATAACTCTTGGACCCATATCAATGAATATACCATCTTTTGCATCTCCAATCAATGTTCCTTGCCAAGCTTCATTTATCCAGAATGATTGTGACTCTTCCCCATTATCCTTATCTATTACATAATTCTCAGGATAGAAATCATAAGTTTCTTCCCCTGTCTGAGGGTCATAGGATTTAACCTTCAATATCTTCTTCTTGGACTTCCAGTACAATCTAAGTACTCTCAAGTTACCTGCAAGGTCATAAGGAAGTAAAGAACCAGCAACTCCTTCAGAGAATAATCCAGCAGGGTCAAAAAAGTATGAACCATCAGAAACAGTTACTTCATCTCCCATCATACTTGGGTTGACAAAACCAAACCTTTCATCTATATTGTCCATACTGTCAGTAGCAGCCTGACCTACATGGTCAGGAAGATTTTCTATATACTCTATATCCTTCTTGGTAAGAGAATCATAATAAGTATCAATTACTCTTCCTGGACTCCAGTAATCTTCAAGTATAATAATATCTGCATCCTCAATCTTATTACTGTATCCACTTTTGAATACTCTAATCTTTAGAGGATTAATTCTTTCAAGAGTTGGCTCACCACCTACAATATCACATTGATAAATCTCTTCACCAACTGCCATTGCATCCATAAAGCCCTGATTGAATATCAAAGGTATATTATACTCTTTAATATAATGATTAAGCAGAGCATTAGCTCTTATCTCTCTTAGGTCTTGCCACTCATAAGTATAATAATCATTAAGCTTCTCAAGCTTATTATTGAAATCATCCTCTGAAACAGAGTTATCTCTCATGAGCTCCTGAAGGTCTTGTAATAGGGCATTCTTCTTATTAGTCTCTATTTCAGATATTGCAGTTGGGTTTGTTACTACTACTCTGAAATCAAAAACTCTCTTTGATTCTTCACCCTTAAGTACATTCAACTTACTATTGATTATAGGATAGTGTTGCAGTCTCTCAGGTATATAACCTGCCTTAATATCATCAGGATTAATAATAATCTCAAGGTCTTGCATGTGCAATCTTCCATTCAATAAATCATAATTTATCTTCTTATGAATTACTGATTTTCTAACTAAATTATAGTTGAAGAATGTCTTTTGGTTAGCCCATAACAGACAGTCCTTTCTCCATTGCTTTGTTTTCTTAGAGAAAGGAAGCATCTGTCTGGGAAAGTTTATATTATCTGCCATAGTCTTCCATATTTAATTTTATTACAAAAGTAAGTAAAAATCTCCACTTAACCAAGTATATAAGTGATTTCTTTATTGAAGTGCTTCATTCAAACTAAATTTACTGAATTTATTTGGGTCCTTATAATTAAGAGTGAAGAATTTATCATTTCCAAGATAATCTTTTGGTATTGAGCCCTGGTCTTTTGAAGGATTTCCCTGATATAATATCATCTTCTCTTCTCTATATAACATGACCATACCTAATGCCCTGATTCTATCCACATTTATCTCTGGGTTAAATGCAATTAACTCTTCAATTAATGCTCTATTTCTCAGGTTAAACAGATTATATGTAGTTACCTCTGAGCTTTCTATACCATTCTGCACAGTAAATGTTACAGGCTTCATTAGCCAATCTCTAATAAGATTATTGGCATACATATTAATAGCTGCTGTAGCATTAACACCTTTTTGGTTACTTCCAAAGTTACTGTACTTAATAAGCTGTTTATCTCTTAAATACTCAGGAGTATCAGCTAATAAATGAGTACAATTCATCTTCTTAAAGTAAGCAAAGATACCCTTTTTATTTGATTCATACAGACAGGTTGCATTATAAAATAAACACAGAAGTCTTACTATTTCAAAGTTATCATCTGCAAATGCCTGTCTACCAGTATATTCAGCTACAATCTTATCAGTCCATAAGTCAAGAACAAAGGTAGATGATAGAGATGAAGACTCAGCTTGGTCATTATCTACAGGGTCATGACCTATAATGTATCTTGTATTTGGGACCTTTCCAGACCTATCCTTTTGAGGCATCTCAAAGATTTCTACAGCCCCAGGAGTATCATTCTCAACTCCATATTTTCTAATTGGGACATCATCAGTTAAGATAAACTCTACTTCTTCTTTACCCTGAACTAACTTACCTACATATACATCATCAAAGGCATGTACATCTTGGTCTATCTGACTTAATCTCTCTGTAAGAGAAGTGATAGGGAAGTAGGCTGCTTTAACTTTAATAATAGCTTCTGCTGGTGTAATAGGGTCCTCAGCAATTACTCTAAGTACTGATTGTGGGTCTGCACTATATTTAGCTTTATATCTTGCAAGAAGAATCTCTATAAGAGCCTTAACTACATCAGATACTCCATCTTCATTATAACAACCAGCTCTATTAATATAAGCAGGAAAGAAGTACCCAAAAGTAGATTTACCTTGCTTTGGTTTATCATATACATTATCAAGTGCATATATATTATAACCTTCAGGATTATATAACAGTGTTTTAGCAGAGGTAAAATCTGACTCTTTTTCACTGGCAGTACCTACAAGATATTGACATGCAAAAGTATAATCACCATCCTCTACTGATTTCCTTGTTACATCATACAAAGAAAGAAGGTCTTTGAAGTTACCCATCTCTTCATATAATATCCAACCTCTCTTACCTCTTAACTTACCAGAGTCATCTTTAGCTGATACAGCCATTACTTGATTTAATGAACCTTTCTCAATGCCATATTCATCCTTATAACCCATCTGCCAAGACATCTCATTAGGAGAGTTCTTTAACATAAGGTGAGGGAAAGGGGTATTAGCAAAACTAAAGTTAATTGCAGGTTTAAACTTAGAAAGGGTACCATCCTTATCATCCTTCAAATATTCTTTCTGATAAGCTGTAAGTACTGTAATAACCCTTCTTTTGGACTCCTCACTTTCTCCAAGTATAAGATTATGTCCCATAATTGCAGAAAGAGAATATGATTTACCACAACCTCTCTTTGCAAGTTCAATTCCATGATGACCTTTCTCTCTTGCCTGATACAAGTAATGGAATCTCCAATCTATGCCTTCAAAAAAGAAGGGAAAAGACTCCTTTCTAATGGCTTTCTTCTTCCCTTTCTCTACTACATTGACAAGCATAGGTTGATAGTTAAGAAGCCAATAATGATAGCCTGAAACCCAGGCTCCATCAGACTCCCTAACATAACCTTCCCAGCATCTTCTTCTCTCTTCATCCCAAAACTTTCTATACTCAGAATTGGGATTACTATTAGGTTTTAGAAAGGTATAACATCCATGCTCCATATAATGAATAGCTGCTTTTCTAAAGTAGTTAGCATCTGTCATTATAGGAGGATTAGTAACATCTACAATAGCTCTTCCCTTTTCATCTCTTGGTAAATCTTTATAATAGGGTCTGTTAGGAGATATTAATCTCTTGACAAACTCTACACTACCAAGAATCTCAAGTAATTGCTCCTGAACCTCCTGAGGAAGGGTATTCATTAGTTCCTCAGTTAGTTCAGTCTGATATTTATTCATTGCTACCATTGCATAACTCCTTAAAGTTTTGTGTATTAATATACTCCAGAAGAGATTTGGTAATATAAGTGGTTAGGAGGGAAAGAGCTTTAGTTTCTTCTGTATCAGTAACAATTCTATTAGAATACTGAGCACCAAATGCAGGTATCTTTTCACTCTTACTTACAAACCAAACTTGCATTCTATAAGTCTTCTGTGACTTAACTACAGGGTTAGTATCTATTATCTTATGTAATACAAAGTATCCCTTTCTTCTATTAGGAAAGCCTTCATAATATACATTAAGTCCTTCTACTATATCATTTATTTCCATAACTATTTATAATTAAATGTATATCCTAAATAGGATTTCTTATTTACATGGGAGTACACTATAAATTTATTATCCATAAATACCTAATATACAATGGGTTAGAGGTCCTCATATATTGCTTTTTCTTGTGCTCCTCTAACCTTATCATTTTGTGCAAGTTCCTTAACAAGTGCTCTTTCAGCTTCATCAAGGTCTTTAATTAAAGAAGGTATTTGTTTAATAGTAGCTGTTACTGTATTTAAGGTATATACAGGCTTACCTTTATCATCTTCTTTAGTAAGGTCAATATCTCTTAATAGTTGTCTCAACTTGTCTACTGCAACTCTTGTATCTTCAAGAAGTAATGCTGAAGTTGTTTTAAAACTTGCATATAATTTCATTGCTTCTTTAACAGTAGTATCAGGTTCCCAGTTAGGTCTTAAGCCTTCTCCTTCCTTAATGGATTTAGACCTTTCTTCTCTATCAACTATATATTGATAGTCACTCCTTGGGTCTTCCATAAAGTAACAGTACCCAAGTTCCATTATAGCTCTTTCTTTTGATGCTGACTTATCTCTATTCCATACTTGTCTAAATGCTTTAAGTGCCAGAGCCTCTTCTGAGATTGTCAGGTTATAACCTTCATATCTAAATAGTTTCATATCCTAAATAAAAAAAAAAAAGCCCGCCTTAATTAGGCAGGCTTAAAATTAGTTCAATTCAAGCTTAGGAGTGTCAACCACAATGGTTGGATTCTCATCAAACTCCTCAATCTCTGCAACATATTTGATATCATTGTCAAATAGATATAGGTGAGGAACACCTTCAATATCTATTATATCAAACTTGTAACCTTTTACTGGATTGTCTTTAATAACTCCATCTTTAAGAGTACCTTCTCTATGCTCTCTTACTTCATATCTTTTAGGGTTAATAAATACTGTATCTCCTACTTCAATACCTTTCACCATTGGCCCAACAGCTACTACAGTTTGGAACTCTTTAATTGTTCCTGATTTTGAGGCATCCAGTAGAGTTGTTCCTTTAATATATTGCTTGTCATCATACTTGTTCATGGTAGTTACAAGACCATTGAACATTGGTTTAATCTTCTTTACAGTTATCATTTTTCAATTGTTTTAACTTCTCAAATCTCTTCTTAACTCCCATCATTCTATCATAAGTACATGATAGTTTACCTATTGAAGGTATATTAAAGTTAGTTCTTAACTTATCAAACTCTTCTTTAGTAAGGTCTTCCTTTAGTGGCAAGGATTTTATGGACTCCCTTATAAACTTCCAGTAAGATTCATAGGCTTCTTTTACCACTTCTACTGGTATTCCAAGTTCAATTGATACCTGTCTTAATGCTTCTGAATATATCATTGAAACTCAAAGAATAACATTAATTTAAATGAACCTGTATCTTCATCCATATTAGGAATAAACTTTGGATTAATCTTTCCATCAATAATAATCCTATTCTTTCTGAACTTACCCATGATTACTTGAAAATGAGCTGGAGAAATATTACATTCCTCTCTTACCTTTCTCTTAGTATCTTCATTCATTGTAATCTGGTCAAGTACTTCTGGGTCAGTTATAACCTTACTTAACTTGTATCTTATTCTCACAAAAGCTGTTATAACTTCCATTTCTCTTTCTGTAAGATTGTGAAATGGTTGTAGAAACTCAAACCAATATTTAAAGAAATTCCCATCAGCCTTGCAAGGAATCCTAATTACTCCATCTGCTCCCTTGCCCATACTACCTCCTTATTCTTTATTCTCTTCAGGAGCCTCTTTTTGCTCTGTAGGTTCTGCCATAAGAGACTCAAATTCAGAAGTACATTTCTTGATAAATTCTTTATCCAAAGGCAAATCAGGAGTAGTAATAATTCTCCATAGCCATTCAAGTCTCTTGAAGAAGTTAGATAGATTAGCTTCTTCTAAACTTTTAGCAAGTTGCTGATTCTGTAAATATAACTGTCTTGATTGCTCTGAAACCTGATGTAGAGCATTCTTTAACTCTTCCTCATTAAGAGGTTGTCTCATCTTTAATGCTGATGTATTTTTATCCATTCTTATTACTTGTTAAATAACTTCCACCATATCTTTGTCCATATAATTTCTCCCAAGCAAATATACTGGAAGAATCCATCTCTGTACCTCCACACTTAGTACAATAGTCAGTACCATCTGCACTTCTTATTGCTAAAGATAAGCAATGATGACAGTAGATAACTGGTTCAGCATTATAATCAACCTTATTTTCGTCTTCTCCCTTATCCATAATATTGCTTAGTTATAATATACTAAATATATTTGTCCTCCAAGAGGGAACATACTAACAATGTCCTCCTTCTTAATCTCAAGCTCAATAGCTTGTTTTATAACATCTCTAACTGTTGTACCTACAACAGCAGTAATCACTTTTCCATTCATTCTTAGTGTATTTAATTAATTGGGGGCAAGCAAGGAGTCGAACCTTATCTTTAGCCTATGAAACTAATGTGCTACCATTACACCAACTTGCAAGAGCAGATAGAGAGACTCGAACTCTCACCTAAAGATTGGAAGTCTATAGTACTAACCTTTATACTATATCTGCATTTTAATTATTTGAGGGAATGCCCAGAATTGAACTGAGAAATCTGCTTTACAAGAGCAGTGTTTTACCATTAAACTACAAACCCATTATGGTATCTCAAGAGGGGGTCGAACCCTCACTTTTACAGGGCTTAAACCTGTTGTGTCTACCAAGTTGCACCATTGAGACATCATTCAGTCAGCATGAACCTAAATACATACTGATTAATCTTTAGTATGAATGTCTCTGTCTCAGATTTAATACCAGCACATATAGTTGTTTCTGGTATTCCATCATAAAACTCTTTGGTCTTATACTGTACATACTTCATGAATTCCTTTGTTGAAGTAGCATTGAAAGGAGTACCATGAACTGTATTAAAGTCAAAAGAAACTCCAGTAATACCCATAGCTGATTCAGCTACCAAGTCTTGAAAATCACCTACTTCTTCAAGGAAATCATCTAAGTATAGATGTGCCCCTCTTTTATCTCTGTTTGGAAGTTTGAGAGAAGCCCAATGTACATTCTTAGTTTGAGTTTTAATACCCTCAAGAACATTCACATATTCATGGAAGAATCTGAATAAACCAGCATCCTTATCTTCTTCCATTACTGTTTCTTCTCTTTGAAAACCTTCCAATAGATTGTCTCCAAATGTATCTATCATATTGTTTTAATTTGATGTTACAAAGATATGTATTATAATTTATATATGCAAGTAAATCTGCATATTTTTTTTGTACCCTTAGTAGGAGTCGAACCTACAGCCTTCTGAGCCTAAATCCAGAGTGTCTACCAAATTCCACCAAAGGGGCATTATAAGTTGTGGAAACTAATGGAGTTGAACCATTATCTAAGGATTTTCAGTCCCCCGCATAGACCACCTTTGCTAAGTTTCCATTAATAAGTGGGCACAGAGAGACTCGAACTCCCCTACTCCAAAGTCCATTACATCAATTTGATAA